AATGCAACAAGCATCGTGTATCCGAATCTAAGGAATGTGCAGAGGTTGGAACAGTAATTGTTGCACCAGTCCAGCCCCTGTCTACATTACTAAATCTGAACTCATCAATCCAACCATCCATTTCAGCACCTGCGGCGGCAGATATGTCACCACCAAGCTTCATCACTGCATCTATACCAACAGGTGCGCCAGCACCTACGGTAGTATTAATAACTCTAGTGCCATTTAAGTATGCCGTGACATTTGATGCAGAGCCAGACATGACAAGTGCGACATGGAACCAAGTACCCGCAGTGATAGTTACGCCAGACGAGACTTCGGCCCAGTTGTTAGAGCCACCAGTTCTCACCTTCCACTCAAGTGCCGTGGTTCCACTTAAAGACAAGTGATGATAATTATCGCTATCTTCATATTGCAAAAGTATATTCCCCGAATTAACTAGCGTCCTGTGGTTCATCCAAAAATCAATAGCAAAATCTGTAGTCATGTCCCAGTCATCACTATCTGGTGCAGAGATATAGTTGTCGCCACCAGTCGCTACGTCTAGCATCGCTGTACCGAATTTTGGCGAGACAGTTCCCTCGATGAGTTGCACATCACGCAACTCCAGATAACGAGTGCCTCCATCAGTATCTTCCCACTGACTGATATTCATCCTATAATATCTATATGCAGTCGTGTTTGACCATGTGTAGGTGTAGTAAGTATTCGCTGAATATGCCTGTCCAGTTTGAGTGCTTAGCACCGTCCAGTCAGAATCGTTATTTGAGCCTTCGAAGGTAAAATTGGCAGGGCCATAACCACTGCTATCTGCCGAGTATACAATCATCTTTGTCAAAGTCTTGGTAACACCTGATCCAAAATCATACTTCCACCAACAAGCGGGGGAGTCGCTTTCTGCTAACCCCCATTTAGAACTTAAACTGCCATCAAACAAATCTGCCGCCTCAGAACTGTCGTGACTAGCAGAGGCTGTACCTGACCCAGTAGCGTCAAAATCACCAGTCGCAGATGTTACTATTTTTGCCCCACCAGTTGCCGTAAAGGTATGTCCACCATCATAAGGCGTATCAGTAATAGCCACACTATTCAGATCAGACCAAGCACTTGCGTCTTTAAGAGTTGCGAAGGTAGGTACTGTGGTTACAGGCTCTGTGATTGGATTAACCGTTGTGGTGGCGTCTTGCTTGACTGTGAATTTCAGATCATATCCTGTCGCAGACCCCCACGAGCCGCTACCCATCTCACGGTGCGATCCGTCAGAGTATTCATTGCCGCTACTCGAATTTAACCTAATATGATTACTCGTATCACGGCTACCTGTTCGTGAAAACACTAGGTGATAATAGTTGTTAAGCGTTGGCGTATAGGCAGAACTAAGGGTGCCAGTGATTTCAGTCCAAGCAGACCCAGAGAGCGATGATGCGCCAAAGTCAGCGGTGGTTGCTAAAGCCGATCCCGTAGGAGTGCCGCCCACTGAGGTGGCTGTACTCGATGCGTATAGCTCCATCTTATAGTTATCACCCGGAGAGCCGTCTTTATACGCTTCGAAAATTACCGCAGTAATGTCACCTGCCTGATTTGCTTTAAATTCTTGCGAACCCTTTTCGTTACCACCGCCAGCACCGAGAATCGCCACACCATTACTGCGGGCACTGTCCGAATGACCCGTGGTTTGTGTTTCTGTACTGGCAGAAGCGGTTGAAGAGCGAGTGTTTAGACTGACCACGGCACTTGGTTGTACATAAGTGGCAAAGTTAAAGTCATGTGTGCCGTTCACATCGCTCCATGAAGAACCGTCCCATTTAACACATTTTCCATCTTCATAACCAGTAACAGAACCGTTGGCTCGCTTAACATAATATCCACCGTCATCGTATTTATCTGGGTCTGGAGATCGCTCAACATGTATCCAATACTTTGTTCCTGACACAACACTCGCACCTGAAGAAAATACAAATTCATGCGTACCCCAAGACCCCGCACCAATACTGCCAGAAGCAAGAGTTGTGGCAGAGCTTAGTGCAGTACCAGAGGGTGAATCAGAGTTGTCTGACTGTATAGTTGCCGACAACGAATCAGTTGGGCTTGATGAGCTGGCTTTTTTGAAATCAACCGTGATTTTAGAGAGGTTTCCAGTAGAACCCGCCACAAAACTTTGTGCAACTTTTCTTGTGCCACTTGCAGCACCAAAGTGAGTCTCATCATTGCCGTCGGTGTTGCTTTGATCGACAGCTAATGCTGGTGTAGCAAATTCAGTCATGCGAATCGTATAAGTTCCAGTAACAGTTGATTGACTAAAGTTTGATGCAAGTGTTAGCTGTGTTGTAGAGTCACGACTAGAAATATCATACCAGTTAGTACCGTCTTGAGTAATCCTACCGTTATCACAATTAGCAGGCCATGTGCCTGAAGAAATAGTTACAGTTGCAGAACTGTTTGTAAAGGTAGCATTTGATGAACCTACGATTGCCGTAGTCCATTCTTGCTGAGTATAGTTAGACTCTGTAGTATACGCTATGTCAGTAGTCAGTCCTGCACTACCTCTAGTATTCTGCCAGTATTTACTAGTGTTATCATGGGCTATGTTACTGGAACCAGATATATTTATAGCTGTATTGTTTTGAGTGCTACCATCTTGCATATTATCTGTAAATCCATCGACTACATTAAGCACATTAGCTGAATGATCTGACAATCTACGAGCATTAAGTAAAAATATATCAGCCGTATTCATAGAAACTAAATCTGAATCACCGCCAACCTGTATTTCCGTCCCACTACTATTTATCTTATATAATTTTTCATCGCTTTTAAAATATAACTTATGTTTATTAGAAGCAGGGGCAGACGGAGTACTCTCTTCATCCATAGTCAATGGATTAGTCTGTACGCTAATATCTTGGGCATCAAATGCAGTCTTGGTATCTTGCCATCCTTTAGCTAGATTATTTGAAACGAATTTATTCTTGGCTGTATTAGTATTAGTTTCATCAACGCTGAATCCGGGATCTACTAAGCTGTCGAATTGAGCTTGTATGCCTGAAGTAGCACCATTTAAATATTGAAACTCTGCGTTACTAACAGTTCCATCAGCTATTTTAGTTGCATCTAAAGCCATCCCAGATGGAAGTTTTGCGTTGGTAATTGCGTTGTCTGCAACCTTGGCTGTCGTAACCGCATCATCTGCTATTTTTGCTGTGGTTACATTAGCATCATTAATTTTAGCAGTAGTAACAGCGTTACTTGCTATCTTTCCAGCAGTTACAGCGGTATCTGCAATCTTAGCTTCCGCCACAGCACCATCTGCTATCTTGCCTGAAGTGATATTAACATCCGCCACCTTTGCAGTGGTTACCGCACTATCAGCAATCTTAGCCGTTGTTACGTTTACATCCGCAATCTTGGCTGTAGTTACGTTTGAGTTAAGAACTTTTGCGGTAGTTACTGCGTCATCGGCAATTTTTGCCGTTGTCACATTCGAGTCTGCAATTTTTGCTGTAGTTACATTTGCGTTTGTTATCTTTGCAGTAGTAACGGCATCGTCAGCAATCTTTCCTGTGGTTACGTTTGCATCCGCTATTTTTGCTGTAGTAACATTAACGTCTGCTATCTTCGCAGTTGTAACAGAACTATCTGCTATTTTTGCTGTAGTTACATTCGCATCAGCTATCTTTGCGGTTGTAATATTAGCATCCGTAATCTTTGCTGTAGTCACAGAACTGTCAGCAAGTTTTGCGGTAGATACAGCACTATCTGCAAACTTAGCAGAAGTTACCGCACTATCAGCTATTTTAGCTGTAGTCACAGCACTATCCGCTATTTTAGCCGTGGTAACAGCTAGGTCAGCAAGCATTGCAGTTGTTGTGCCATTAGACCCAACAATAGTATCTATCGAGGTTTTAATAGCATCAAGCTCTGCGTCAACCCTATCAGCCTTTACTGGAATAGGGGGGGTTGCATCTCTATCTGTAGTAAAATCATGTTGTCTAGTGTATCCAGTAGCCATTAGTCGTTTCCTCTAAATCCGCTTTTAACATATTTAACACCGTAGTAAGATATACTTAATCCGGCTCGGTGTGTTGCGGTAAAAGAAAATTTAACCACTTTTCCACGTCCTATAAGCGGGATTAAAACCTTGTTGATATCTGGGAAATCCCAATAAGTGGAATCCCATTCAGACGTTGATTCATCCCATAAGGACGGATCAGACTGTAAATAGATACTCTTGTAAGCAGTTGTATCATAATCATAGAAAACATCCAACTTGAAAGTTCCTGAACCTGTACCTTTAAATTGAAAGTACTTAAAGGCTTTCTTTACATCGGCTCTATCCACAGTTAACCAAGGGGTGTCCCACCTAAAAGAAACATCAGAATCATTGTTACTATCCCCATATACATTCACACGAGCAGATGTTTGATATTCCCTGTAAACAAACCCATCATCTCCGGCAGATAAAAGAAATCCATCTGGGGTAACAGTCATATCATTAACCTTAATATTTCTATCTTCAGACCACGCTTTTAATTCATAATCAAAAATAAACCTCTTGCTAACAGATGGAACCGAAACAATATATTCTCTATCAAATTTAAAATTAATCGCATTTACTTCTGATTGATCTGTAACTCCAACTAAAATAGGCTTTAACCTATCTTCAATATTTTTAGTGAGTTTTTTAGCCCCAAGACCACCCGTTATAACCTCAACATTAATAGAGCTTAAACCCTCTTGGCCCAGCATAAATATGTCAGATCTTCCAAAAGGTACGCTCGTTACACATCTCTGTGACATTGCCCCAACATTAAATAATACATCACTTACAACAATACTGTTAAATTCTGCCGGTACATTCCAACGAATGAAATGATTCTTTAATGCAATAATAAGATTATTCGTTAAACCAAAACGATTCAGAGCGACAATTTCATCACCACGAGTTACATGGCTACCCAAATCCAGAACAACCGAATCGTTTGCAGTTGTATAATCATTATCTTTATCTAGGGCAGACCCAAGGATCTTTAATGGTTCATCTTCAAATCCGGCAAACCAAATCCTGCCATTCATACTAAATACTATTTTACCATAATCCGTTACCGCATCTAATTCCTTAGTATACCAACTTGTATAAAGAGTTGGTAATGCCCCTAAACTAACCAGACCGCTGTCAGGTTCTGTGAAATTAGACCCTAATGCTACAGGCTTTTCGGTCTGTTTAACTTCAGCATTAGATGTTTCCGACACATAAACATTATAAGCAACCGCACCGTCCGTAGCTATTGGAGCCGTTACTGTTAAAACATTGCTTGCAGATAAAGCTTGTTCCTTCTGATTGCTTGGTTTAGATTCTCCAGATAACAGATAGGTATTAAAATTAAAATCCGTTGAAGTGGTCTCAGTCCAAGATGAACCGGCACTCGATGAATATACCGCCCCATCCGAATAGCCACCGGCAGTATCTTTAGCAATTTGGATATAATTAGAGGAGTCTGCCGAACCGCTACGAGTTATAATAATTGCGTATTTAGTACCAGAAGTTAATGAAGCATAAGTACTAAAAGCAAATTCAATAAATTGATATTCAGTCTTGATAGTAGATATCGCAACTGAAACTTGATTGGTTAAGTCTGAACCTGTGGGAACCCCGCTACCATCCGTAGCTCTAACGGAAACTTGTATGTTATCAGTAGGATTACCCACACGTTTTAATCGAAGCTTCACTCGATTAATACAGGATGTAGTCCCAGCCTGAAACACTTGAGAGCGAAAAAGATTAGATGAAGTATCACCGATATTATCAGAGCCACTATTCGTAATATGACTTTGATCAATCTGTGACGATACATACGATGTTTTTACAAAATATGTCCTTGCAGACAACGAACCACTGCCACTCGTGCCGGTAGTAGGTTGTGCTGGTTTACCAACATAACCATACTTAAACGGCAACTCCTCTCCATTCGTTAGAATTAAATTACCCCTAAAATGAGTTGTACTAAATCGTTTACCACTAGTATATCCAGTCTCTATTAAATCAAATGCATTAGTAGAACTATTATACTTCCTTATATCTTCCCCAGCGGTTGCTATGATTTCATAAGATGGGACAAAATCACCGTCAAAGACTGTAACAGTATTAATATCAGGTGTGCCGGAGAAAGCAGTTGTATTTAACTTCACTCTTCCCCTTCTCTTACGAACTTCACCGTTGATAGAAATACGGGCGTTTTGAAGCTCTAATGCGAAATCATCACCAATCAAACCTTCAGATTGAGCTATATCAAACAACCCCCTCTTATTTGCTACAAATGTTTTACTAGACATTGCCATTATTAATACTCATAGTATGCTAAATTTAATGGAACTTTACCACCCCCACGCAATCGCTTTTGGGCATGAACATTAAGACGACTAAATATATCCTGCGGTATTTCATTGATTCCAAAAACACTACTTCCGAAAGACCCAGTATGTGATGCTTTTTCTTGCATTCTCTGCACTACCTCTTCTTGACGATATTCTTCCGCTTGAGATGGACTAAATATACCACCAGTAGCCTCTTGGCTTGGCTGTGGCTGTGGCTGTGGCTGTGGCACAGCAGCTTCTAAAGGTTTCGGCATCCCCATCTCTTCAAATCTCTTCATAGTTTTGTTAATTCCCACTATCATACTATGCATAGTAGGTTTAGATTTAGCAGCACGTTCAGGATCATACCAAGGACTATCAGGATTTTCATAAGGGCGACCAGCCCTACCAATCTCCTGTGTTAACATCTGCTGAACTAATGGGTTGCCTAAATGTCGATCCACAAACTGCTCTTGTGCCACAAAAGCGTTCTGTGCGAAAGACCCAACACCTAACAACCCAGTAGGTCTTTGCTCTCCTCTTTTACCAGCATCAGCAAATGCTGTAACAGACTCAGTTACATTTTGAATTAGTTTTTGTTGTACCGGATCAACTTCTTCTACCGGCTGATCTAGCACTTCTTCTTCTTTGATTGTTTTTGAATAAGATTCTATCGGATGCAACTTCCTTGCTTGAGGTTGAGATGGAGCCATGACAGGGCCAAGCAATTGCCTTAGTTTTGGAACCCTATTCATTAATCCTTCCAACGCTTGAGGATTCATAGGTAAATCATCATTCCCGTCATTTACTAAAAAAGCCCTAGCTAGTTGGTTTCTCACGGCAGCAATATATTGATCTGGGCTTGTTATTTCATTACTGCCCTCATCATCGCCACCAATATTTATAGGTCTTAACGCACTCGCATTAAATCTAACATCAACCCTACCAGCTTCACGCAAAGCATCTTGTACTGAAGATGTCAAGGAATCCCTATTTTCAGGATTATTAAAAAAAGCATTATAGGTTTCCTGCATCTTAGGAACAACTTCCCTGTTATATTGATTAGTCAACTTAGTTGTGACTTGGTTGATCATTTTTTGGGATGGTTCTGGCTGTAAGCTCTGGTCATTAAATGATACACCTTGCCCAATCTTCCCTCTAAAATAACCAAGATCGTGAGTAAACAGATCGTCAAGAGCCTCTGGAGTTATCATTCCTAATGATATCATTTTGTTAAAACCAGCTATTGTATGCTGGTCTACCTCTGGTGATCCGCCAGCCTTACCAGTTCCGGGTAATACGCCTAACATATAAGCATCAATTGCATCTCCTACAGAATCAGATCCTTCATTAGGTAGTTGTAACCTAGACATAGCCAATGCTATCTGCGGATCAGATAAAACAGCATTCCCAGATTGGACGGCAGACTCTAAAATATTATTCATTGTCATACCAAATGTTCTTTCACCTGCATGGAGTTTTGGCCCCATAGCATCAATGCCCATCTTAACCGCCATAGCTACAGCCATAGCACCGCCTAAAGCAGTACCAAACTGAGCCATTCCAGCCCCAGCGACAGCTTTACCAGCACCAGCAGCAGCAGCTTTACCGATAACAGGCTTTACAGCCGATACGCCTCCAGCACCTAGCTTGCCAGCCAGTGATGCCCCACTTGCCAATGTACTGCCAACATTCATTATATTAGGATCATCGGCTAACCTATAGAGACTATAACCAAGTGCCGCTGCGGATAGACCAGTAGCAGCAGGATTAGCAGCAATAGCTTTATCCATAGCTGCTTTGTCATATACAAGCTCATGCGGGACACCTGTGGACGGTGAAACAGCAACCCCCGCATCATCGTAAAATATATAATTTGGCCCTTGCATCATATTAGAAGCAGCTTCATGAGCTATGTATCTACCAGCTTCATTACTTATACGCCCAATGACTTGTGGTATTGCAGATTGTACAAAGTCCGTCTTCCCGCCACTAGCTATATAATCCAATCCATTTATAACAGCAGAAAAAGCAGCGTCTTGCATACCTACGGAATCAAGCATACTGTAAGCACCTTGAGGGACAGGCATAGGAGTGGTAAATTGCATACCTGCACTGATGACCGGACGAGCAATACCAGCAACTTGTTGACCTCTTGTCGGTATATATTGAGCTATTTGCCCTTGTGTTTCTGCCCCACGTTGCCTTTGTTCATTAACAGCAATCTTTGCAGCTATATCAAATAACTCTCTAACCTCTGGTCTAATCTCTTCAGCCATTAAGAGAATCTCGGTTTAAATTGTTTAGCCCCTTGGTTTCTTGCAATCAACTTACGGGCAAGTGTATTCGTTCTTTGCGTATACCTGTCTGCCCTAGAGAAGTCATCATCATACTCTAGGTACTTCGCTTTAATTGCATCTCTTAATAAAACTTCTTGGTGGGTAGTAACATCCGTATAGGAAGTTAAAGTTGTAACCTTTTTAATATAATAATAAGTAACTGATAAATTGTTTTCGGCAGTTGCCGGTTTAGGATAGAACTGAACTTGATGAACACCGCTCGCATTTCTGCCATAAGTACGCCAAACCTGCGGAAGCCCCGTATCCCCAATGTTTAGTTTCTCCCCAAAGTAAGCATCATCTTCACGCTCAAGAGTCTTGTCCTTAGATGGAATATAAAACTCTTCACTCAATACACGATTTACATCTGCATCAGATGCCAACGCATATATATCAACACCAGTATTTAATGTTAAGGTTCCCTGCGTTTTAAGAATATTCCAGTTTGCAAGTATATTAAACTCTTGGATAGAATCGTTTACATAATCAATTAGTCTTTGTTTAGCATCATTGATCAAGGAAGAACTGGAATCCATTCCAAGATCACGCAATACAGGTTCTACTATTTCTTGTACTGTAGGCATTCTATTCTCCTAGCAAATTGCTAAAGAGGATTCATAAACTGAACTATATACTTCCATCCATTCTTTAACCGTATCTTCAGCATTGTAATTCTTATGCGTATCATGATAAGCACGATTCGCAAGTTTACTGCGAAGCTGTTTTTCCCCGATGAGCAACAACAACTTTTCTTCAAACTCTTGTTCAGTTTTAAATAAATATCCATTCACGCCATCTTCTATTACCTTGGAGTAGGGTGGATAATCGCTTGCTAATGTAGCCGTCTTAATTGCAGAGTATTCATGAAACTTAATAGGAGATTTCCCTGCATTAAACTTGTCATGAATAATTGGCACAATCCCTATATCAGCATTCAATGCAGACATTCTATACGAATGAGCGTCAACGCTAATCCAAGGATAATACCTAACGATACCAGATGGCAAGTCATTAGCAAATCCCTCAAAGTATTCACCACATAAAATAAATTGAACAAACTCCTTATACTTATTTAAAACATTAATCAAAGGTTTTTTAATACTAATCAAATCTTGGTAATGGCTGTCACCACCCTGCCAAATTATCTTAACCTTTTCATTCTCCTTTGGGTTAATTAACCAATGGTTGAAATCAATACAATTAGGTAATGTGTATACCCTATGATTATATTCTGAATAAACATCAGCCAGTTCTTTCGTGGTTACTGTAACCGCATCTGCCATCCGTAAACATTCCCTAGCTACTTGCATCTTTTCTATATTGGCTTCTATATCTATACTTCTAGGTTCCCCGTCAGTACCATTCTTCCAAAGAACCTCTTCCTTCCCATCTATATTGATCTTGACTTCTTTAGTCCCAAAATCCCTGTACCAAGGACTAAATGGATTGACATTAAAAATATCATCATCATGATCAATAATAATCTTCTTCCCTAAAGGCTGTAGTGTTTCCATTAAGCGGTGCATGGTGTCGCATGAAACTCTTGGTACATGAATCACATCTGATTCAAGCATTGCAGATTCAAACGATATGTTTTTATCTGCTCCTACACCACATAAAGAAACATCAGCCAATCCAGCTTTTTTAATAAGTGATAATGGTTGCTTGACCCGATACAACATACAAGCACCTTCATCACGCATTAAGCCTAAAACTCTAATCATATTACATTCCTTGAGGCATAGGCGGTCTTCCGCCACCAGCACCCTGAATACGATCACGAACATTAGGTCTTTCAGGCGGAGCTTCTGGAGGTGCTTCCATTGGAGGACGGCCTCCCATTCCACCACCTTCAAGCATACCAATCAATCGCTGAACCTTTGGATTAGTAGACATTACTACCAACCAGTTAAAAACTGTTTCATCTTTTAATAGAGTAACCGCCTCTTCCATTTGCTCTGGTGGAACTTTACCCTGTAGTGACTGACGGATCTTAGCTTCCATTTCTGGTTGACCGCCGGGGCCACTAGCTTCAGGCATAGGTGGGCCAGCTTCAGACGGGCCACCCATAGGAGGGCCACTAGGCATAGGTGCTGGTGATCCACCCATTGGAGGCATAGGAGGCTGTGGTTGCTCTGGCATTGTATTAGGCATAGCCATTTAAAATCTCCTTAAAAGTTATTGTTACACGTTCTAAATTCTGGATGTTCGGCAAAGAACCTCCTAGCTGCTTTCTCAAAAGTCTTCCTGTCATTGGAGTTTAAATCCTGCCACTTAGGATCATATAGAAATACAGAGGGAATTCTACCTAACTTACGCATAAGCCTATCATGGCTAAACCCATTCCAGTTATCAGCACGATCATCACGAGAAGCTTTCCTGACAGGTTCAATATCCTGAGTTTGTTGCACTCTAAATCTCTTTTTATCAAACTCAATCTTTGTTAAGACCTGATTAATTTTATTATCTATATTCATATGTGAAGGTTCCAGTTATATATTTTTCTCTAAGCAGGGCATTTACTACCACGTTTCTTTTTCCCCATGCTGATAACAATAGCAATACCTTTATGTTTAGGTTTTACCTTTTTAGAAGGCTTCTTAGATTTAACTTTAGCCTTGGCTTTCTTAGCATCCTCTTTCCCTTTTTTAGTGTAAGGGTAGCTTACCCCACCAACTTTAGGCATTGTAATCTCCTAGCTACAGAATATGGCTCCGCCAACCCAGCCAATTAAATGAATCATTAATATATAAAACCAATGAATACGCATTACGTCCTCTGTACAGGATCAGGGGGCTATAAGCCCCCATCACCATTAAGATTAGGAATTACGATTCTGTGAGATTCCTGATCTGTCCGCTTGATCCCTCATGGAGGGCTTCAAGAGTCCATTCAGCTTCACACATTCCCTTACGAGAACTACCAGTTTTGGCAAGTTCGGTCGCTTTAACGGGACGTAGCATAGCAATCTTCCACTTAGATTTCTCTAGGCAAGTTACTCTAGCCGTAGAATGATAGCGGTCTAATACAACTTTTTGCATACCAAAGTCTGATTCGTAAACATCAATAGACGCAATCAAGCGTTTATTGCTTGCTTCGATATTACGAGTTTGGCTTGCAGTAAAACCGCTAATCTTACGTTTCTGGAAACCATTACAATAAGTAACATCAGGGTTACCGCCAGCATCAAATACATCCTGAAGAAGATCATTATAGATCGTTTCAGTCAATGCACGAGCCGAGCCAGCAGTACTCGTATTACTAGTGATAAAAGCATTAACGCCTTTCACCTCACGAGCGGTGCTTGCATTGCCAGCATTACCTGTACCATTAACAATAGAATATTCCATATCACGGGCAATTTCTTTTAAAGCCTTGCCCAGTTGGTATGAATACTCAGAGCCGGATACTCCAGCTTTATCTACAACTTCCATAGTATCAGAAATCAACCACACCTTACGATTAATTTGTGTGTGATTAGACACACGGGTACGAGCTTGCATCGTACCAGCCGAGGCATCACTACCCTCAACTACATTACCCGTATCAGCAGCAGCAAGAGAATCTTGTAACCACTCATGGGTCGTAGCGGTAGCTTTACCTTTAGCAAAACCACTCAGCATGGGAGTTTCCGTTGGTGCGATGTTTACAATAATATTAAGCAAATCTTCACGATTGCCGTTTGCATTATTGTAAGAAACAAAGGTAGCCATTGGACATCTCCTTGATTAGATATTAACTGTATCCATCAACAAGACCTAATGCCAAAGCAGCTTCTCCTCCGCCAATGTTGCCACTACGGACACCCTGAAGTATCCTTTCCCTCGTATCATTTTGGGGTGGGGCAGTTTGTGGAGCATTGTCTGTAGCAATAGGTGGTATGTTGCGTGGAACTGTTTGTGTATTACCTTGGGCAAACTGTTGTCTCATGGAAGCTAATTCACGTTTAGCTAATTCACCTTCAGTGATATGTGCTGCGACAGCTATGTCGTTAGGATTATCCTTAAAATTAGGGACAACCTTTTCAAGCATCGGATACACCTCATCATGAAATAACTTACTACCTACTGAATTAGGGTCTGCTAAGAATTGATACTGAGACACCACATTCACATCATTTTGTTTACGTTGGTTCTCAATAGTATTCTTGGCTTGTTCATGACCATACTTCGTCTGTCTTACATAATCCAGTTCACGGTTTAATTCGTTAACCCTCATCAATGCAAGTGTTGCCTTTGCCGGGGTCATAGTCTCCTGTTCCCCTGCTAACTGATGCTGTATTTGTTGCATCTCACTCGCAATAGATGATTCATCACGAAGTCCCTGTGGTAAAGGCTGGGGAGCCTCTGCCTCAAAGCGTGTTACTAAATCCTGTAGTCTAGAGATTTCAGCTTCTTTATGCCCTATCTCTTCAGCGTGTTTTTGCTTTATCCCAGTAATCCGTTTAGACATGGAATCGGTGAGGTCTTGCTGATTCCCCTCACCTTCAACTGGTACTTCACCCAGAACCCCTTCTGAGGTGACGTTAGGCTTTGGTGCGGTTTCCTGAGTCCAATCCAACTCCGAGTTGACTATCTCATCTCCATATGGAGTCACTGTGGGAGACTCAGATGCATTGTTAATCATATGATCAACTGCCTGATCTAGCGGGTCAGGAGCTTGTGTAGGTGACGACTCTACGATAGTACCTGTATTTTCTACTGTCTTAGTCGGCTGTTCCTGTGGAGCCGGTGTTGGTATTACTTGTTGTTCTGGCATAATAACCTCTCTGCTTTAGGTAGCGAACCGTTGTGTTTTACTAGGAGCCTTATAGACTTTAGCTCCTAATACTCTTCGCATGGAATGAATCTTATCCATGCCTGTTAATGTCTTCAACCCATCGACATATCCTTTAATCGTATAAAACTCTTCAGCACTACTCGCTGAATCATAACGCATATACGCTTTTCCAATCAATTCGTTTAATTCTTTTGTTATAACCTTCCAATCATCTGATCCTATTATAACAGATAATTTCTTATCATGATTTGATTTATCTTCATTTGTTTCAAATTCTTTAAATAAAATATTTAATGGGTGCTTCACGAATTAAGCTACTCCTCTTTGTGGCATAGGTGCTACATTGCCTTGTTGTTGAGGGGGTTGTTGCCCAGCCATACCCTGTAGTTGCTGCATTAATGCCTGTGCCATTTCAGGATTTTCCTGTAGCATAGCCATAAATGCCTCTGGTACTGATTTAACTATATCGTCAACATTCTTCGTTCCCATCTTCTCTAGGAACTCACGAAGCAATGGAATCGGATTCAAGAAGTTTACACCAAACTGACCAGCCAACTGGAGCTTCTCCCTCATTTCCTGTAGCTCAATCAAACGATTTGCATTAATACTATTTGCAGATATCTCTAAATCATATCTTCCCTGTATTTCCCTAGCATCTAAAGTCTTGAATGTTTCAGTTGCATTCTCTACCACCCGGTAAAATATTTCATCACTACCAAATTGTTGCATCAATCCGAAGGTCTGGTGTACTGCATTGTTAACACCACTTTGTACGTTACGAAAGATATGCTCTAATCGTTGAGCTTCTTCCTGTGCAACTGTCATAATGCCGGTAGCAGTCCTGTTTGCTAACTGTGGATTAGCTGAACCTATCTGTATATCCGTAATACCAAGCCTATCTTGTATCATACGCCTGATTAGTTCTTCTTCCCTGAAAGCACTAAACTTGACATCTGGAGTTCTGAGTACACCGATTTCATTATTCCTAGCAGGGAACATGGCACCGGGGAATACCTTATGTATATCTGGGTCTACGTCTGAGGCTGGGTCAACCCAAAGCATAACAGCATTAGTGATCGTGCCATTGTCTATTCGCTGGTTGTGCAAGTCATTCAACTCAAGCTGAAGATCATAGATCAATTCAGGCACACCTTGAGCTTCAAACCTGCCTTCCATTGGAAATGGTTTTATTTCAGCAAATGGACGCTGTCCATGAAGATAGGGATTCTCCATGACTGATAGCAAGATCTTCTGATCCACAGCATAGGTTGCAATAATGTCTTCCATGAATCCATCGTTGTCGATGTCATACTTACCGTGCCACTCAATCAGTTCAACTTCTGATCCAAGTTTATCGTAAGTGCCGTAAGTTTCACCTTGATGCCCTTCATGAAATTCCTGTATATATTCCATCCTAGTACCAGAAGGATCAGACCGATAGTCATCAGGTGTGTACCCAGCCTCAATAAGGTCTACGTTCTGGTATATCCCGGCTTTAGCTCGTTTCCTGAGTTCATCAAGAGTTAACCTAAAGCGGTGTGCAACAAATCTTGCAGACTGAATATCTTTAGCCCTAGGTGCTACAATAAAATCTTCTACTGGTACGAAAAACCATTCAGGGTTGTCATACACAATCTCTTCTGTCTTCACTTCTACAAAATCATTATCTACCCAGTCTGTCGATTCCTGTAACCCAACCATCTGCTGTAATAGCGTTAACTGGCTATCAACCGCTGTACCTTTCTCCATCTTCTCCCTGATAGTTTCAATATTTTCCGTTAAGTCTTCAAAGGTCAGTCTTCGATTAAATACCTGCTTCTTCTCTTTCCAAACAATCTTTATTGTTCCACGCCCATAGATCAGAGCATCTTTCAGCCAATCAAGAACAATTGGATAAATATCAATCCGTTTGTTCAAAACAAAGTGGAGCATATGCTCTATATCACGAGCTTTTTCGTAATCGGACAATCCCTCTTGCTTTGCCCCTGCGGGGTTACCGGCATCCAAATCATCTCCAGCTTTACGCTTCGGTGCGGATGCCCCCTTCACAGTCACAAATGGTTTGACAGAAAAAATAGGATTGGTTAATCGAGCAAGCATTGTATCTATGATTGTTGCTGTAATCGGAACCCACAGATTAGAACAACCTTCCCACGGGAAATCTTTCGTATCCACGATCCCACGGTAGGATTTATACCATTTCTCCAGATCAGCTTGCCAAGTTGTCCTCAAAGATAAAGCATCATCCACTTCCCTATGGATATATTCAGCTACCTCATCCTGATTAATCTTCTTCCCAATAGGCGGAACGTGAGGAACGTCAGGTTTTAAATCAGGATCTTTTACGTCCTTATCTTTTGGAATTCCCGCTGATCTCTGATTCCGACTATATTCTTCACTCATTTAATTTCCCCTTAATGACTGTATAAACTGATCCATGATAGATTTTTGTTCATCCGTATAAGCATTACTCCATTCATTTCTCCAATCAGGAGAAAGATAGCCACGAATAAAAGCATCTAAATCACTATACTCAAAGAATTTATCATATGTTCTTTTTTCATTCCATAAACGCTTACCCCTGTTATATCTAGATTTTGATCTTTGACGTTGTTCTTTTGTTAATGATTTTTTAATATCACCTCTTAACTTATTCAATCCCGGTATATTACGATCATGTAGCATATCACCGAATATAGCTGATTTCAACTTCGGCCCAACAAGAGTCTTATCAGAAACCCTAATACTAGGCTTATCTAAAGGATTGACAAGCTTACCAGCCCTATTATGTTCACCGGCTGGATAAAATTCTAAATGACCCCAACTTTTCCCATAATCAGGAACTACCTCCATCTCAGGGATTTTAGGGTATTCTCTTCGTATATCACGATAATGACGATCTAATTCTCCTTGATATGAATAATTACCAGCCATCTTAATTCCCCTTGATATGAATAATTACCAGCCATCCACCGCATCTATAGTTCCCTCATTTTGGCGACGCAATCGTTCGTATACAGGGTTCGTAGCCCTTTCTTCTTCTATCGCTTCATGAAATCGTTCCCTAAATATATCTTGCATTTCTTCAACCCTAGCCTCATCTACTCTTTCTTCAGCACCTTCGTAATCAGGAGCCTCCTCCTGATACAAACTATCCCACATATCATCACTATAACCTCTGGAATCTATAATAGAACTATCTATAGTTTCACGATCAAGTCGTTGTTGCTGTTTCAACATAGAAGGATCTACGTCACGCCATCCAGAGGCAATCCTATCCACAACAGCCTTATCGTCATGAGTCGGTAATAACTTTTTACTAACCTCCTTAAGTCTACCCTTAGTAGATGATTGTTGGATTTTACTAACTACAGAATCAATGTCAGGCGTTCTATTCAGAACTCCCTCTGAACCTAAAACATCCATAACGCTTGTCACTATGTCATAGATATCTTTGGCAGCCATAGCTTGCCCAACAACAGGAATAGCCTTCTTAGCCATACTGACAGGTGTAAGTTTATTCCTAGCTGCCTCCTTCAATCGACTTATTACCTTGTTGTAAGTTTCTGTTTGCCTTGCTTGCGGTCTATCTTTGTATTCCATTTTACTCTCCTATCTATTAAGCCGAGTCGATGGCTGGAGCCAACTCGATGTCGCTGGTCTTTTAATTGCAGTTTTAGCAGATCCAGATTCACCTGTGAATTCTTCTCTTTTAAATTCCATCTTACCAATTTTAGGACTTGATGCTAATACAGTTATTCTCGAACCGGTACTGTCTTTAGATAATTCAACATTATCAAAATATTTCCCAACCTCGTTCATAATTGTTTGTGGTGTATATCCCACTTGTACAGTATTCCTGCCAGTTAAGTATACCGGGATATTATCGCTTTCACTAGGCGATATATTAGGCCAGTTAGATTTAATAGCATTACGAGTAACATCTGTACCACGAACCCTTATCTCAGCGAACCCATCATCGCTCACACTACTCGCTATTTGCTGTAAGGCCTCATCTCTTTCTCTATCCTTCAAAGTATTTAAAACAAAATTAGATATCACAAGATCCTTATCTTTTTTCCCAAGAGTAGGTAATATTGTATCCAATGTATCTGGATGGTCATGATATGGGTCACCTTGTACTACATCCTTCCCATATAGTTTATCATATCCCTTTCTATCAGGATTATCTGCCCTGCCAGCACCCCATACTAATATCTTTGCTGCTTTAGCTAGGTCGTATAAATCTTTAGCTAATAACAATTGACCGGCATATGGAATTGTTCTAGCTACTCCCTTGCTAACTAATGCTAATGCAAGACGTTTTTTAGTATTTTTCGGCATTTAAAAAAAGGGATATATTATATATATATAATTATACTAGTATAAAAGATAGAGAGGGAAATTTTAAATGATCTTTCCGTCTATCATTTCACCAATTCTAATCATAACATTCCGGCGATAATTTAATTCCTCAAACATCTTAATTGCTATTGCCCCTAATTTGGGGTCATGATCCTGTGCTTGCCGGACAAATTCAGACATGGTTTCAATATCCAAAGGCACATCATTACTGATTATAGACAAAATCTGGCTCGATTTAAAAGACATTGGGTCATTGCTGATTGTCTGTAGAGTTACCCTCTGCCACTCTTTTCTGTTTCTCCTGCCATTCTTCAAAGAATATAATACAGAAAATGCAGTAGTTAACAATATCTTTCAGAGTATCTACTATCCCCTCGTCTTTAACCTTCAGAGTTCTTTTTTTAGTAAATAATAATAGCCTAGAAAACTTGTCGCATAATCTAATTACTACTCCAACCCAACTTTCTACCCCAGCATTCTCGCACATCCGTAAATTCCACAACGGATCTACTTCTTTTGCGTAGTCTTCGTTTTTGGTTTCTGATAGTTCCCTGCATTCCTCGATGATCTCATGATAGCGTGTGTGCAAACGCATATTCTTCCTTCCGTTTAGATTAATTAGATGATTTTTATTACTTTTAGATTTAACTGCCGGAACGTCCCTATACGTTGTCGGCTCCAACTTATAGATCCAATCTAATTCTTGTCTGCCTAAATCCACTATAGACTCCTATATAAGCCCAATGAATCAATAAATAAATAAAAACTGTACAAACAAGTTAAAGCAATAGAATTTCTAGCAATTGCCCCACTTAATAATAACACACCTCCAACTAAAAATAACAAAAAAATAATAAAAAGTGAAGGATTTGGTGAAGTTATTGCTAAAATAATACCCCCCGATAAATTAAAACATACTCCGAGCATCTCAGCTACGAACCTGTGCCGGTATTCTTTCCAGTCATTGTAAATAAAACTGATGATCTTAGATCCCATGGGTCTTCCATTATAATTCCTCTACCGATTTAACCATACCCATAGGTATTCTTAACGTACCTTCAATGCAATCATCATTGGCATCAGTAGCTTTACTCCTAGCAATAACAATATACTGCTTAGAACAGCTATAAAACATACCGTAGCTCTCAATTTCGGCATCTTTTAACTTATCTATATCAGCTTCACCCATCCATACGTCATCTGCCACAGCATCATCCCAGATGACTTTTACGGGCTTCCATTTAGGAAATTGATATTTACCCTTACCTTTGATTTTTTTTGCTTTTATGAGCCTCTGAGGACTTCCATGAGCAGTCATTATATCCCTCACAACAAGTTTCTATAACAATATGACAGTTAACACATTCCCAATGAGAAGACAAGTAAATATACGAGTTCTCTGCTTGGCAAAAAACACATTTTGAGAAAAAAACGGAGCGGATATTTTCGAAGGAATCCATTAATAGTTACCGAACCTAGCGGTCTAGGTTCCATATTCAGGCTCGAGTTTGGATTTTGATTAAGAATCTATTCATTATATATGCATTTTTCGATCACATTAGATCTAATTGGATAGATATTCATTTTAAATCCTTATACATTGTGTTGGGGATTTAAAAAAATGCTTTCTTGTTAGGGAATGAAACGATTTTCCGATTTATCAACCCTTAATATCCCATTCAAATAAACCTATATAAAAAAATAATATACCATTCCTATTTTCTTTTTTCTCTTAAAACTTTTATGAGTCCAATTAAACTTATTTTGATTCTCTTTCATAGAATTAAAATTCTATAAAAAACTATTTTAAACTAATATAAACTTTTTTATTAAACTTTTTTATTAAACTTTACTTATTAAGAATAAACGGCATAACTCATTTAAAATTAGTTATTTACTAGAATCGACTTTCTCAATATAACTAATGGTCTTATAGCCACGAGAAATAATCTCTTAACTAGGCCTAGCTGAGACGCTTAGACAAGGTATTCGTTTTTCTATTGACAAGATATTCCAAATTTGATAGTTTATGGAAGAAATGAGTAACCTTAATAGAAAGGCTATAAAATGAAAAGAAAATCTTATAGAAAAGTTTTTCAAAATTATTTAATAGAACATGATTTTCTAGCCGAATCTGGAAAATTACTTTCTTGGAATTCAAACTCAAAAATAATTAAAGAATCGAAAAATGGAAGTCAATATTTGACTGCTAATGTTTCATTATATCCGAATGACAATGTTTGCTTAAAGGCCGTTAGAAACCTTTGTAAGTCTATTTGCTTGACTTATGCGGGAAGAGGGAAATTTTCTAGTGTACAAAAGGCTCGTTTACAAAAACTAAAATTCTTTGAAAATGATAGGGAATTGTTTATAACTATTTTAGTGGAAGAAATTTTAAAGTTTAGAAATTTTTGTGAAAAGAGAAATTTAAAACCGGCAATTCGCTTAAATTGTTTTAGTGACATTGATTATTCTAAAATCTCGCTTATTTGGGAAAATCAATATTATGAATCAATTTTTCAACTATTCCCAGAAATTCAATTTTATGACTATACAAAGGATATAGACAAAGTCAAAAATAATACATATGAAAACTATCATTTAACGTATTCCTTTGATGGAAATACGAGTAACTTTCTAGATTGTCAAAAGGTTAAAAAAGCTTTTCAGTTAGGAATAAATGTTGCCGTTTGTTTTTCTCCGGATAAATATCAGTTATGGAAAGATCATTCTTATTTAGCTATTGACGGTGAAATTTCCGACAATCGGTTTTTAGATCCAAAAGACAAACATGGTTTTATAGTTTGTTTGAAAGCAAAGGGGAAAGCTTTAAAACAAATCGGTAAGAATCCTTTTATCGTAAATTATTAAAGGTTTTTAGAATCCCTTAGATCAATTCTAAGGGATTTTATAAAGTTTTTAATAGATAGGGTAGGGTAGACATTAATAATCTTTAAAGAGGGGATAACATGACGATAAATCAAAAAATATTAATGGCGATAACTTGGGTATTAATTATCGCTTGGTTTACAATTAAAATCATTCAATATTAACCTTAATAGAAAGGCAAAAAATGGACGCAATTATCTATATTTTATTAACGATTTTGGATGCTATTTTTTAGGGGATACCATGAAATTAATTATCTTAATTCTTTTCTTATGTATTGGATGTTCTGCCACAAACCAATACAAATATAAACATTCAAACTTATATGAAAGAGAAAAAGATACGGCGGTAATATATACAATTAAATTTTAAATAAAAAAAAAGAAAAACACCTATTGACTTAAAACGAGTAGTATGATCTAATATAGAAACAATGAGATTAGACAATAACGTCTAATCGAAACTAAGCAAGGAGGATATCATGGGCTTATGTGCCGGCGGATTCAACAAAGTAAATGAGAGTCAAGTTAAAAATTGTAGTTTGGTAGTCCCTGAGGATGCTTCATCTAGACATTGTCCTACAGCATTCGCAGACCAAGTGGAAGGGTTAGAATCAGCGTTAATCGGCAAGGGGTTAATGGAACACGTTAATAATAAAAATTATTTCCTTTCACCCGATTCTGGATCAATGTATTGCGAGTATCTTTTCAACGAGTCAACACCGCATTGGGAAGCCAAAGACGGGCAGTACTCACTAATTATGCGGGCTAGTAACATGAGAAAATTCCGCAAACAAATCTTTATGGGAAAATCTCTTTTTGTTTGCACTAATGGAATGTATAACGCTGATTTCACATGGGGAGCAAAACAAACTTCTCAGATCGGTAAGATGGGAATCGATGCTTGGATGATGGGCGGAGTATCACATTGGCTTGAATCGATCAGCCAATTTCAAAAATTTGAAACGAAACTAAGGGAAATGCCTATTTCAAATGCTCAGGGATTAGCATTAATCCAATTGTCTGCAATGGATTCATCCTTCCAAGAAGGAGAGGTTCCTATATTGACCGGCAAATCACATTGTAACAGCGTGGCAGAGCATTGGTTATCCCCGAAATATAAGGAATTTGAGGGACGTACAGCATATTCTTTATATAATTCATTTAACGAGGTTTGGAAGAAATATTCCCCAGACAAAACTATGACTGCGGGAATGAATATCATTAATTTCATGGAAAAATATAACAAGGTAGAGAATTTTGACAACCTCTATAATCCTCGCTTTCAACCTGAACAAATCGAGATCGAGGTGACTGCTTAATTATTCTAGGATGGGGGGAAGGGAAACTTTCCCCTCATAATAGAGTAATTAATCCCTGTAATTGTTTTAATATATTTTAAAATAAAAAGGATTAAAGGAGGTAGCATGAGCGGGTGGAACTCGAAAAGAGAACAAGTAGTTAAGAATGGTAAGGCGAGTAAAAAGGTCATGATTAGATACCTTAAAAACCAATTGAATATAGATAAATGTAACACCTGTAATATTTCAACATGGCTAGGGAATAAACTAACGCTACACCTCGATCATATTGATGGGGATAACAAGCGAAACACATTGGACAACGTAAGACTACTTTGTCCTAACTGCCACTCACAAACACCAACCTTTGGAGTGAGGAACGTTTCTAAAGATGGACGTTTAAGGATGGTTCATGGTGGGCGTAGAGGTGCTATCACTAAAAACAAAATGGAGGTAACATGAGAACAAGATTATTAATAGAACGAGTATCAAGCTTTAAGAATTCAAAGGAAGAGGAAGAGATTGCTGATCATGAGGTGTTGAGTGATGTATTCCTTCATGAGTTTGAAAAATTTTTAATCAGAAAACTAGGTAAAAATTGGTCGTATAAATTTAGAGGGGAAAGTGATAATGGAATGCATATATCGTTAACAATATGGTGGGAAAAATATAATGAGTCTAAAACTATATAAGGAGGTTCCAATGAGTGATGAGAAGAGATGTTTAGAATGTTTTAAAAGAATTAGCTTATGTGGTTGTATTGGCAGACCACAATCAAAAACAGAATACAAATATGAGATAGAACAAATTAGCTACGATGAAACACCAGTCTTAGTTAAGTGGGCAGTTAATATAAACGGTGATACTAGAGTTAAAAAAGTGAGGTGATTATGCAACGTATTAATATGCGAGAACCAACAAAAGATTTAAACGGTAACGATCTATTCATTAGAGTCATGACTGATAATAGATTACACGAAACTATAAGGGCAGAGGAAGGAGAAGTAATTATCCAAGAAGGAGAAGCAACTAACCAAGCTTATATCATTTTATATGGGGAGGTAGAAGTCAGGCGAGGCGGTGATGATGGCATACCTAAATACGTTACTACTCTTAAGGAGAACCAAGTCTTTGGTGAGTTGGCAATGATAGACGGGTTGCGTAGATCAGCATCGTGTATAGCAAGATCTACGGTTATCTTGGCTGAGATAACACATGATCAATATATAGAAATGTGTAAAGAGAAACCAGAAATACTCCTGCCACTATTAAGAGTATTGTCAGAGCGTATGAGAAAAACCTCTGAGTTTATAGATAGGGTTGTTTAATTTAAAATATAGGAGGACAAAGAAGTAATGCAAACACTTAGTCATAGCTTTATAGAATCACTAGCAAACATAACAGTTGGATATGGTCTGGCAATATGGACACAGTATCTAATATATCCAGTATTAGGTATTTATGTAACTTATCAAAAACATTTTATTATAGCCGGGATGTTTACACTCGTATCTTTATGTAGAAGTTTTATTCTTAGGAGGATATTTAATTTATGGACTATGAAACAGCAAGATGTGAAGAAGCTAGGATGAATAGAAAACCATATATATGGATAGAATTAAGTACACTTATACTTATTCTGTTTATACTCTCTTTTATAGCCTGTAGTGCGGAGTGGAATACAAGTGATGTTGGGTTCGATCCGAAAATAAATTTGACTACAGAATAAAAGTATGGTAAGATAATAATTCAAAAATAATAAAGGAGGTAATATGAAACTGATAGAGTGGTATGAAAGAAAGTACAACCAATGGCATTCTGGTATCTTAGTTAAACAGGGCAGTAAACATCTTCACGTTCTGCAATTGAGAAATTATAAAATCCGCAAGATGCAACGTGATGATGTAAGAGACGCTATTTTTATTAAGAGTAAAGTAAAAAATCAGTCCGGCAAATATAAGTATGATATAGATCTCGCTCTCCGATTTTACAAGTATGGAAGAAAAGATGAGAGAGGTAATAGATGGGGCGGTCATTGGAAAAAATTTAAAGCTAACGCCTCGCAAGAAGTTAAGGATATTTTTAATACAGCCTAATAATTATCTTTAAGTTTAAACCTAAAAAAAATGGAGACTAATTATGGGTGGACTGCTAAAACCAACTAAAAATTCAGGTAGGAGTGGATTACTCAAGGTCACTCAAACTATGCTTGATAAGAGTATCATTGATTGTAATAAATCGATACTAGATATAGCCCTTGAACATAATATAAATTTCAAAAACAAAACTGGAATTAAATGCATATTGCGAAGCGATCCCCTTGATCGGGACATGAATAATGACATAGAAACTGTAATGAGGTTTTATACAACGAAGCGTGGAAATAAACGCCTAAGTATTAGAGGGCTTAATAAGTATGCAAAGGCAGGAGATGAACTATGTATATACATACACCGCATGATTTATGTCTATAAATTTTTATTCTAGTCATGCAATAAAATCTTGTGAAAGGAAATAAAAGGAGCTAAAAATGCAACGTCATTGGAAAATAACTTTGCTTGATGATGATGACCTTTTAAATTGGGATATTGACCCAAATAAAATAAGTAATGAAGAATTTGATAAAATAGCAGGGGATATTGAAGATTCGTTTAACCATTACTTTACTGAATTTTTACATGATTCATTGACTAAATTTTTAGGTGTAGATTGGGCTATTAATGAAAACTATAACCTAGAGGAGAAAAAATTTAAAGCTAATGCATCACAAGAAGTTAAGGGTATTTTAAATACAACATGAGAATCAATATAAGAAGACAAAAATATAATTCAAGTCCTACTCTTGTTGATGGGATTAGATTTGATTCCAAGCGAGAGGCTAGTAGGTATTCGGAACTAAAAGAACTACAAAAGGCCGGAGAGATCTTGTACTTTCTCCGGCAGGTTCCGATTGATCTCGCAGACGGAAAGAAATACCGGGTTGATTTTCTAATTGTCTGGATTAATAAGGACGGTTCGTATGATCTGGCATACGAGGATGTTAAGGGCTACCGAACCGAAACCTATAAACTAAAAAAGACATGGGTTGAATCTCAATATCCAATTAAAATAGAGGAAACATAACATGAGTAAAAAAATACAAAACCTAACCAACGAATTTATTCATACAATAGCAAAGCTACAAAATAATAACCTGATTGGTAGTTCTGATTATTCTATTAGGAATCCATCAGTACAATTTGATGTAAAGAAAGCATTAGATTTTGATGCGACAAGCGAACCAAGTGAAAGAATTAAGGAAGGGATAGAAACCCTAATGGAAAATGTCAATACACTACGAAGGGTTATGGATGAGATTCTAGAGATTGACGAGAAAAAAATAGAACAAGAAAACTTAGAACATGAAAGGGACGATAATGAAAGAACCTAACAATGACCGTATCAAAAGACTTAACGATGATCTTATCAAAAGACTTGAAGAAGAAATGAATAGCAAGGCAACTGATAGTGGAATTGATATGCAAAAAGATAAGGTGAAACAATATCAAGAAGAAACAAAGCCATCATATGAAATAAGAAAACGAAGAATATTAAATCTTATGCGAAATAAAAATATAGATGGAATATCAGAAGAGTTTACTAAAATGTTATGTGATTTAGCTATGGATATAATTACCTTTGCTCCACTAGGAACATTTGAAGATTTACTTCATGATGTCTACCAAAACCAAAAGAGATGTTCTGAAATAACATCCGAAGAACTGGATCAATTAGAACGAGAAGAAAGTATTGGAGTTGATTGTGCTATCTCATGGATAATGGGTAGTTTTTATAAAAGAAATAATATCAAACCATCTGATGATAGAGGTGAGGTCTTACTTCATGGGTTAAGCGTTTGTGTTAATAAATATATCGAATCGGTAAAGCTTATACCTATGGACGATGTAGACGATATTGAAATTCCTAAGAAAGGGGATCAAGATGATTAGTAAAGAAGATAAGTTTTTAAAAATAAGCGAGGTATCTAAGCGATTAGATTTCCCATACAGCACCTTCTATCGAATGTTAAAGCGTGGAGATGGAACACCAAAGGTGTATCAAGTGGGCGGTTCATTGCGGATTAAAGAATCCGAATTAAACCAATGGCTAGAAAATATGCCAGAAAAAGAATGGGGTACTCATGCTTAAATCTGGCGGGAAATGGAGTGCGGGTGGATATAAGTCCAAGATTATATCGAATGAAAACACTACAGCCTTATTTGAGGTAAAGGTTTACACGCCAGAAGGAACACTTAAAAAAGTAATACCTACCTCTAAGCTAATAGAAGAAAGAGATAAGGTGTTAAACACTAGGCATAGTATCAATAAAGGAGACGTTAAGCCGAAGAATACTACGAATAATAAATTCTTCCAGAAAGTACCGCCCCTTAAAAATACTTTACCTAGAGGGGTCAGGCCGTCTGGCTTTCAAAGAAAACCAAGACAAGAGAAATACTATTGGACTGATGAGGCTAAAGAAAAGATGATGGATTGGGCTGACGGTAAAACTAAAATCACCGGCACAAAAATGGCGAAGGAATGCGGGGTTAGCTATCATTCTTTTTGTTGGAAGGTTAGACAATACCGTTTATATGAGCAACATCAAAGACAAATGAAGGAGGTTGAGGGGGCAGATGATCAGTCAAGCCCCCCCTTAAAGGAGGATAAGGAACATGAGAAATGATAACTTACACCACAAAAAAGATAATGTCAAACTTTTAATTATCCCTTTGGTTGATCAATATTATAATTTTACTAGAGATCCTAAGAAAAACAAACGATTACAATGGGTTAAGTTTCCTTTAGATCTTATAGATAATTATGAAGTTAATAAGCTCGCAGATATAATTAAGTTTTATCTGCACTTTATGGTCTTATTATATATAAAGAATAACGGCTTCTTACCTAACGATCCTAGTTGGATTTGTACTGAACTCCATATAGATAATCCAGAATATATGAATGAGTTGGAAGGAGCAATCCAAGTCCTTATAGACAAGGGGCTTATGTCTTTTGATGGGGAGAAAGTGAAAACGGATATATATAATATATATAATAATACTATTATAAAAGATAGAGAGGATAATCCAGAACTAAAAATCAAGGCACAAAAAATCATTGATCACTTTAATAATTGTGCCGGAAAAAGAAGGAAGGTTACCGCTCCAATTTTAAAAACAATATCCGCAAGACTAAGGGATGGTTATGAGGTTGAGGATTTCCAAACAGTTAATGAATTTAAAACAAAAGAGTGGAGAGATAACGAGAAGATGAGAAATTATATTGACCCTGATGTGTATTATGCCAGTAAACATTTTGATAAGTATCTCAATCAAGCTAAACAATCAACGAAGGTTCAGGAAAGGATGGTGATATGAGTTCTATCACAGATCAATTAGATTGGTTAACACTACAGGGTATACTGGTGGATTCGGGTAAGGTTAGAGATGGAGAGATATCTGTACCATGCCCGTTATGTTGTGAGGCTAGAGGTTCTACGCATCAAGACAGACCATGTTTAAGAATTCATTTTAATAAAGTATTCAAAGATACAGGTAAAGTAGGTGTTACATACTACTGCCACCATTGTGAAAAGTTTGGTGGGTGTAGTGACTTTAATGGCAACGGGACTAAACCACAAAAATTAACAACGCCACAGGACACATTAAAAGAATTTAGAATACTAGATGAACCAAGGGTTTTCCCTGTATCAGGATTAGTTGATAGCCGAATTAAAAAATGGTTGGCTGATAGAGGTATATCTGAGGAAACTATTAAACACTTCCAGATATCTACAAAATATACACCGGCAGGTAAATCAATTGCCCAGTTTCCATATATCGTAGATAAGAAAGTTGTAAATATTAAATGCAGGTCTGATAGCGGTGATGGGACTTATAAAAATTTTACCCTAGAGAAGGGTGCTGAGTTATATCTTTATAATCAAGACGCAATACAAACCTCGTTGGTTATCTTTGTTGAGGGAGAGATCGATTGTCTGTCCGTCTATGAGAGCGGATTAATATCTGTCGTATCACTTCCTAATGGGGCTAGTAAAAATCTACAGTACCTAGATAAAATATCCGGCACATTAAGTGAGGTAAACGAAATCATATTGGCTGTAGATAATGACGCTAAAGGGAAGGAAGTAAGAGGAGTATTAATTAACTACCTATCAGAACTATGCGGTAAAGATAAAATAAGAATATTAAATTGGGATTTAAAACCCGCTGAAGATGGCGGTATTAAAGATGCTAATGAATTTCTTTTAAAGCATGGGAAGGAAAAGCTTAGAAGTTTTATTATCGAAGCAGGGCAAGACTTGCCGGTAGAAGGGTTGGTGGGATGGGATGTCTTAGAGGAGTCATTTTATAATATCGTAAAGAATGGTAGACCGAAGGGGTTATCTACCGGATTTAAAGATGTCGATGAATTCTATACTGTACTCTCAGGACAATGCACTTGGATGCATGGTCAGGGTAACATGGGGAAATCAGAGCTTCTGGATCAATGGCTTATTAATCTCGCAGAACAAAATGATTGGAAGTTTATTTTATACTCCGCAGAAAATCAACCAGAAGACCATCTCTCTAAGCTCATAGAAAAAAAGATTGGTATGAATATAACCGATGGTGCTAGTCATCCAGACCATAAACATAAAGTACCTCAGGCGATCAAATGGTTTAGGGATCATTTTAATTTCTTAGATTTCCATGACTCTCCTCCAACGGTATATAAGATACTGGAAATATCTAAGAAAATAATGGAACTTAAAAAAGGAGATATCAATGGAATTATAATTGATCCTTGGAATGAAGTATCCCATGTTTATGATGGCTTAACAGAGACAGAATATATCTCTATAGCACTAGGAAGAATAAGGAAGTTTGCCCGTATGCATAACCTTCACATTTGGGTGGTAGTTCATCCAACTAAACCGCCATCTGAATACAGGGGTAGGGTTGGGGAATGGATTCCACAGCGATCTGACATTGCAGGATCTCATCATTGGTCTGATAAAGGTGATTCAATTATTTGTTGTGCAAGACCCATGACCGATGATGGTGTTCTGGCAAACCGTGTCAATATCTATGTACAAAAAATGCGAAGTAAACATATAGGTAAATTAGGAAAATGTAGCCTCGACTATGATCGAAGTACTGGAAGGTTCTATTCAAATAATTTAACAAGAGGATAAGACCATGCTAACACCAGAACAATTGGAATTAAAAAAGAAGTCAATTGGAGGAACGGATGCCTCAAAGATTATGAAAGTAAACCCTTGGGAATCTCCTTTATATTTACACCAATGGTATACAGGTAAGGTTGAAAGAAGTTTTAATGAACAAGCGATGGATCGTATGTGGTGGGGTACAGAACAAGAGCCGTTGGTTAAGAAATTTCACCAAGAGAAAACGGGGGATTTTGTTTGTGATGTTGAGGATACTTTAGTGCATCCAGAGCATAGCTTTATCCACGCCCATATTGATGGGTTGGTTTGCTACGATGAGGATCTATATAAAAAATATAAAATACATGGTGGCATCGAGAACGCATGGAAACTTGTTAATAAGGCTGAGTATGGAGTTGAAGTAAAAACTTCACAGAGATATGATGACTGGAGAAATGGAGTGCCTAATTATTATTATTGGCAGGTAGTCCACTATGCTAATGTCACCGGCATAAATGATTGGTATGTCCTTGCATTAATAGGAGTAAATGATTTTAAAAGTTTTAAAATAAAGGTTACAAAAGAAGATAAGGATAGATTGCTAGAGGCTGAGTTAAGCTTTTGGGAAAGAGTTCAGTATGATGTCCCGCCTGACCCAAGTGGAGATAAGATTGACCTAGAACTACTTGATCAGGTAGATCAATCAGAATTTATCGAAGCAGATAAAGTAGTTTTTGATGAAAAACATGAAAAAGGATTTGACTTTTACTTTCATTTATGCAAGAATAGATATCATAACGATGAGGTTAAGAGACATGAGAAACTCGCAAGGGAACATGAAGCCCTCATCAAAGCACAAATGCTTAAAGAAAAAGTCACCAAGCTAAAGAACCCCGGTGATAAGGTATTAGTAAATTGGTCAACGGTTAAACCAAAGCCAAGAATTGATTGGCAGGGACTCGCTAATGAGGCGGGGTATTCCGAAAAAACTAAAGAGAAGTATACTAATGTCCCAAAAGGATGGAAGCAGTTTCGTAACAACATCAGTTGGGAAGATCATGAGATTAGGTTAAATGAGCGATTAGGATATGACTTCAAAAAATAATACAACGAATGTAGACTTCAGCCCAGTATCCAATGAATCTGTCAGAAAGAATGGACTGAAATGTTTTAAAGAGTTCAGCGATAGATTCCCTAACTTTGAAATTAAGTTATATATGTGGGGCGGGACTATATTCTCTAACCAAGATTGTTTTTTAGAGGGTGTGGGGATTAAAAATGGAAAGGTTTCTCAGTATTTTCTTTATGATAACGAATTCTTTGAACAAAAAGATACGATGGCAGAGTACTGGTTGTCCCATAGGATTGGCGAAAATATTAATTACCATCTTAATTCCTTACCATGCGTTATAGTTGGGAGCAAGCCTTACAGATATGTAAAAATTACAGAACCGCTAAAAGATTTATATGTAATACCAAGTGGATTAACATACAAGATCCCTAAGAATGATTTTGTGGAATTAAAAAAAAAGGATTAGAGCCGATTGTTGCTTATGCAGTTGAAATCTTTAATGGGAGGGTTATATCGTAATCAAAAAACTATTAAATTATTAACAATATTATAAAGGACTTGCCGATGGGTAGAAAAAAGAAAGAGGTAGTAGAGGAAGAAACACAGGAAGAATTAGAGCCATTGCTTTTAAGTAAAGAACAAAAGGTTAATTTTCAAAAATTATTAGATTCGCTTACGTTGTTTAAAAATTCATATGAAACAATCCCTGTTTTACAAGCTAGGTTAGATGCTATAGAAGATGATCTTGTTTTAGAGGGGAAAATATCAAGCCCAAATCTTCAGCAAAAAATATTACAGGTCATGGATAAGGTTAGGGGTGTTGCTGAAGATGCTAAACACCAAATGGGTTACAGTTTTGCAAGCCATGATGCTGTCGCTAATGTATTACATGGGGCTATGGTTGATGCCGGGATTACTGTTTCACCGTCCATAGAAGACCATGATATAAAACAAATGGACAAGGGTTACATTATGTCCGTTGTTAAGGTTGGCGTTAAATTTATTAATGCTGACAACCCTTCCGACACAGATACAGTTTATTCCTATGGTTATGGTTGGGATAAAAACGATAAAGGAATAGGGAAGGCTGTATCCTACGCAATTAAGTATGCCTACCTAAAGAAGTTTGTTCTGCCAACTGGAGAAGATACAGACTTTAACGATTTCCAGAATGGTGATACAGGAACCCAAAGACCTGTAAAAGAAAATGGTTTTAAGAAAGCAAGGGGGGATAAGTTAGAAGCAATTAGGACGTACATAGGAAACTCTCAAGACTCACCTGACTTGGTGAAAAGTAAGCTCGTAGAGCAAGCCTATAGGATTGACGAGGATAACCCAAATTCACCGCCACCAGATGAAGCTTTAGAAAAAATTAAGATATACGCACAAATGAAAACGTCTGAATGGTCTGAAGTAATGGTGGATAAAATCTATAACATTATTAATTGAGAGGAAAGATTATTATGTTTAATGTTAATGAAGTAAGGCTGTCCGGCAACTTAACCAGAGATGCTGAATCAAAAGAGATCGGTAAGAATATTGTCGCTAAGTTTTCTATCGGTCACAACAAAAGCTATAAGGATAAGACTGGAGAGTGGGTGAGTAAGCCACATTATTTGGATGTGGATTGGTGGATGGATAAAGAATATTCATCTAATGTTATGAACCGTTTAACTAAGGGAGTGAAAGTCCTTGTCTACGGAGAGCTTGAGCAACAAAGGTGGGAGAAGGACGGTCAGACTAATCAGAAAGTCCAGATCAGGGCGAATAAGGTTCAGTTTGCGGAACGTGCCAATGGGTCTGGGGAGAACGGAAGTGGTAAGAAAAAGAAAGACTTTGATTTCTAGTTGACGGTGCGAAAGTGGGCAGGTTTTTGCATCTACCTTCCGGCTAGTGGGGATGTAAAATGGATTACTACGGGTCTGTCCAACGTGTTGGTTATGCGTTCTCCATCAGAATATACAACCTAGTCACCATTGCTTTTAGTGGTAAAAGCCGATTTATTAAACTCTAATGAAAGGTAAGCCAATGGAATTCCGGTTTGTAAACATCCCAATTAATTACAAAGGTATGGAAAAAGAACAACTCGTTGCCGGTAATACTCAGTTCTCTAGGATATGGCGTAATCTTACTGGTAAACGCAATGCAACTCAAAAACAAGTAGATGCATTGCAAACATTAATTGAAGAAGTAAGAACAACTAATAATGATGTGCAAGTAAGTCAATAACATTTTGCTATTGGTCTACTTGGGCTGTTAGGTTTGTGCCATCATCCGGCCTCCTCCTCCCTGACATTCTCAGGTAGACCTTTGGCTTCATAAAAACAATATAATAATTACAGGAGTTTATTATGGGAATTATTGAAATTACAGTAAGTGTTTATTTTTTATTCTTTATTTTATTTGGTACGCCGGCAGAAGAGATGGATATTGTTCAAGAAAAAAATAATATCCATGTTGGTGGTACGCCTCCATATTATGAGGGCCGTGATGATCAAATAGAACCAAATCCTAATCACTAGGAAGGAGTATTATTATGGTTGGTAAATATAGTAAAACTTTTTATCACGCTTTATTACAGAGATATAAATCTGAAATAAAAGAACACAATTTAGCGTTGGAAATTCTTACAAACAATCCTGTAGGTATTGGAGAACATACGAATTATACAGAAGAAGCACATAAACATATCTCTGGTATAGCACAGGCCAAAGAAAATATTGAGGCATTAGAAGCATTTGATACTGGTGGCTTTGATGGTTAGCTATAAGAAGTTCCTAGCCCCGCTTGCTATTGCATTTGTATTTTCTGGTGGTCTTTTGTATATTGTTCTAACACAATTCCCAGAAGACTTGATTGATAAGGCGGTGAAAATTCATACAAGGGTAACAGACCATCCGTCTTATGCATTTGATGGACATGATAATTGTATAGATATTAACCCTAATGTAGAGGATAACGATGAGAACCATATTAGGCATTTTACTTCTGGTTCTAACGTCATGCTCGACAACTCAGGAGACACAGAGGGTCGCTCCGTTACTCCAATCTGTTAGCCCTCCCGATTGGGTAATGAAAGGTAGTGGAGCCTTTTCCGATGAAGAAGGTAAGGTGTTCTACGGGATTGGCTCCGCTTCTGGTATCCGAAATTTCTCTCTGCAAAGGATTGTCGCAGATGATAGAGCTAGAAACGATCTCGCTAAAGTTATAGAATTTTATACAAGGTCTTTATTAAAAGATTATATGGGTAGTACTACAGCTAGAGACTTTATGAATTCAGAGGAGGAACAATTAAGCGAAACAGTTATGAAAACTTTTACAAACTCAATGCATCATGGTGTTGTTGTTATTGATCATTGGGAGCATCCTCAAAGGAATGAGTTGTTCTCTTTAGCTAAACTCGATCTGGATAAGGTTAAGAAAAGTTTGTCAAGTTATCTTACCCTATCTGAAGATATCAAACAGAGGGTTAGAAAACGTGCGGATAAACTTCATAAGGAAATGGAAGAAGAAATCTCAAAGCATTGGGATGAAAGAAAGAATCATATTTCTTATAAATTAGGGAGCTTTTAATGCCTGAACATGAAGAGCATTCTACGTTTATATCTTTTGATAAAACAGCGAATTCAAAACAGCGAACCACTATGGATTTATATAGAAAACAATTAGAGTCTCTAGGGATAAATCCTTTGCAAAATATAAATGCTAGGATTGGTATTGCGGGGGCAATAATTGAGCTTAGATTATCTGTAGGAGCATCTGTTTCTGGTTTGGCTTTAGAATTTACTGGTATAGATAACAAGAGGCAGTAAAAACCGGACATGAAATAGTCCATTCTGTGTCCTTATAGGAGCATATCATGATAAAATTAATACCTTTATTGTTTTTACTTGGGGGGTGCGGTGGATTAGGTGAAGGTTTAATCGCCAACGCATTAGGTGGTTTAATGGGTGGCCTTGCAACCAACCATATGCAAGATAAGATTGATGAATATAAAGTAGAAAAAGCATTAGAAGCAGACGCTTTATTTGAAAAACAAATGGAAGAGGAGATGGGAGAGGATTGGGAAGAAGAAATAGAAGAAGAGGATACTGAAGAACTTAACGAGGATACTGAATATAAAAAAAATAATAGAGATGGAGAATTTTATTATTGGCAGAGATTATTATTAAACTAACTTGGTATGAAGTAAAGATGGCATCTGAAATAGGAGTCCTTCGGTGCATTGAATCTATGCGTAAAAATATGAAGGATGCGTATGGGTATAAGGGACATACTTGGGAGGATAATATACAGGGTGCTTGTGGTGAATTAGCTTTTGCTAAGTTTAAAGGTATATATTGGGATGGCTCTGTTAATAAAATGGGACATCCAGATTTTATAATTAACGGAAATCCTGTAGAAATAAAAACAACTAATAAAAATAATGGGCTGATCGTTAGACCTGATACCCCAGTAGAATATCGTTTTGTTTTAGTGAAAGGTAGAACACCAAACTTTAATATAGTTGGGTGGATTTCAGGAGAGGATGCTAGGAATGTTGGTGAGTTTACCGATAAAGGAAATGGTAGACCACCGGCATACTTCGTTCCTGAAAATCAATTAAATAAATTTCAATAAAGGTTCCCCGAAAAGGTCTGGTGACCCTGTCTTAAAATATAAACCTAATGGTTTACGAGTGATTGATCAACTCAATTTCTTTTAGGGTTACAATATTTTGTGTCAAAGACTAGGGGATTTACTCATTTGCAGATTGAACAATCTGTGCAAAGTAAGTACTACTGCAAGCAGAGCTTACAGCTACAATCTTTTGGCTCATAGGTTTACAACTTTGGTAGGCGTTCTCAAACTCAGGCTGAAACCCTGCCTCATCAGCAAAGAGTAGGCTGACAGTATATTGCCGGACAACATCTCCACCCTCCGGCACTCCCCAAATCATGGAGCCATTGTCGAAATTGAGTTTAGCGTAAGCTCCTTCAGCCGGACAGGCAACTTTAAGCCAATCAGGAAGATGATGGTACATAAAAGAGATTCTTCCTTTAGTCCACTTCTGGTTGAATACGAGGTTGGCAGAGTCTTCTTCCTTCTTACTCTGTACGAATATCATTTGGTGGGGACGGAACATCCCAAGCCATAAACAATAAGCACATACCAACCAAGTGCATTGAACCTGTCTAGACTTGGGGATAAAAATTATCTTTGACTCATGAATCGCTTTTAGTGTAGCTTTTAAATAGTCCTTATCACAAAATGCTTTTACTGGGCTGTCAGGATCTCTTTCATCACGAGTTAATAGAACCCCAGAAAATATAAAGTTCTCAGGAGATTCCCTGAAAGACAGTAGGCTAATTTGTCTTTCTATTTTCAGGATTTCCTGATGAGGTAACTCCGAAATTTTCCCCTGTATAATCGGATTTTGTAATAAGGCTCTCAAGCGTTCCAATGAGGGAGCTTGCGATTTCTTCATTAGTACCCGTCATATTGTAAGTTTCAGTAGTAGCCTTAACCTCTTGCCGTTTCGGTGCATCTATTCCCAACATACTGCGTAAGGCCGACATTGCTTCTAATTTGCTTTCCATCTTTAGAAAAACTTTACGGTCTTCACCTTCTCTAGGTCTTCCCTCCGATGCTTCCTTAATAGCAAAGGCAGACATCTGGTCTATCTGAGATGATGGTCTTGTATTTAACCCGCTGACTTTATCCCAATCACATATGTTTGTAATTGGTGTTTCTATAATTGCTTTATAATATTTCGCTAACCAATCTGCCGTTACCCCCTCTGCCTCTGATATCTTGCTCTGCTTTTCTTTTATAGCCTTAATAATTTTATCGGTGCGTAGTAATTTATTTGCCGTAACTTCTGGATGAGAAAAACCCGCACGTTTAGCACTACCCGACTTATCATCTGGGGTTTTAAGGTATTCATCAATGAACTTTTCCTGTTTTTCTGTTAACCCTTTCATCGCTCGATTCCTTATGATTGGAGGTCATGTGGCGTTGTAGTGCGTGGTGACTTTGAAAGACAATATTACATTCAGTACAAGCACATTTCCTGATTATATTTGCTGTCGATCTAACGAGGTCAAGAACATCTCTCAATACTTCAGTATTATTAACCATGTAAATTTCCCAACTGAAAAAGTTTTTTGGAACAAGTTGACCTAGTTTTTCTTCAGCACTTTTTATTTTTACAACTATATTTTCTATGTCATCCATTATTATTACCCATGAGATTGGAAATTAACTTGACTCCCTACAAAGTGAGTAAGAAGAAGCATTAAAGAAAAAAAAATAACAATGACACATACTACCTTAACAACATCCATTAGTTTCATTATGAATATCCGCCTCTTAATTTTTGTACCTTTGGAAGAAATACTTTCTTACCTCTTTGTCTTTCAAAGTACTCAAGTAAATATACCACAGAAAGCCTAGCTGGTAAATAGTTGAAACTCCTAGCCTCTATACAATTCTCTCTTATCTTTAATGTGGGTTCTCCATTATCTCTTAATCTCTTAAACCAATCTTGCAATATAACAGCACAATCATCTCGTTTCTTATTCTCGATATATATTGGTTTTATATTACATTCTCTTCTAATCTTTGTTCTTAGGTCTTCATTGGAAGATATACAGATAACTTTCTCGACATAATTCCTTCCTAGAAATCGCTTCAATTCATCTATAAAATAAGGAGAAAGCCTTCCTGAAAATTCATCAAAGACTACATACTCAGGGTCATGGGACTCACTCTCCTGCCCATTAATAATAGCCCGTCTGGTATGTGGTATTTCTGATGCTACCACTACATAAGATCTAGGGAACTCATCGTTACCTAGATATAAACAGGCTGTTAATTTCCGGCATGGTTTATATTCTGTAACAGCTATGAATTGATTACCACCCGCATCCTTAGTAATTATTTCCATCTTTTTAATTGTTCCTTATAAAATGGGTGGTCACAATACCAATCTGGTATTTCTTCCTGAAGATATTCCCTTCTACACGATGAATAACCTTCATATATACACTCTGTTTTAGCTAAACAATCACAGGAATTATATTTATACACCCAATTTTTATACTCATCAGAGGTTGCGGGGGAGGGAATCGAACCCCCTACCTTCGGGTAATGAACCCGATGAGCTACCATTGCTCTACCCCGCTAATCCTCTTTCTGATTTCTAGAGATTCTGCGTTCATCGATTGGTAGCTTATATTTAATTCTAAACATTGTATCAATTCTAATAACATCTGTTTGTAATGCCCTTATTCTATCTATTAATCTTACCAGTATTTCTTTTGAATCTGATTCTTCCTTTTGGATAGATCTCAATGTTTCTTCTGCGGTGTCTCGACTGATCTGCTCCAACTCGTCTAACCGCTTCATTAGAATATTCATCAGCCATTTTACTGTAAACCACAGACCTGCCCCCGCCATTAAAGCTACCGTAATTGGTACTCCTAGGTCTGAAATAAGAGTCGAAACATTTTCCATTCATAAAATCTCCTATCCAATAATATGCTGAGATGGATTAAATGAATCTATATTACTACTCATCCAATTTGTTTCTATCATTCTCAGAAAGTACTTAAAGCAATCCCAAGCATGATTATCTTTTTCTATAAGAGACTCTTTAGCGTTCCTTGAGAGAGCCGTAGAATTTCTCCAATCAGAAAATCTTAATCTTGTCATCTCCCACCAGAGTTTATCGCAGTTATCAAATAACCTGAACTTAGGAACTTCATTCTCCTGAAAATTCCATAGCTCTTGATTAACTCTTTCACCTACGGCAATGTCACCACCCTTTGATCCTTTTAAGAAGTGAACCCCTTGTTCCCCAAACAATTGGGCGATACTAACCATCTCATCAGACCCCTGTTTTTGCTGATTAGAAGCCCATATCTGCGGGTCTGCAACAATCCATTCCAACTTATCATAATAAGGACAGGATTTGATAGCATTAATCGTATTTAAATATCCGCTATTTTTTTCATAGAATTCCCAGATAGCATAATAGTCATCTGTATTCTTTCCTTTGGCGAAAACAACGAAGGCGGATACACCACGACTAGCGTAGTCAAATCCGCCATACAAAGTCCAGCTATCCGGCACATCGAATCGTGGGATCATCAGCTTATCTTTCCACTCCTCCATCCTTGGGAATAATAGCTGTCCACTTACAGAGTCAAAGTCAACCTCCATCTCCTGTTTCCATTTAGGAGAAGCCATCCCACCCGGATATCCCATTAGCTCATTAGCTAACCACTCTCCACCTTCTTTTGTCTCTGGGTCTTTATCTGGATCTGCCGTATAATGTATTTGCCAAATTCTAATTCCATCTGGAGTATGTTTATCTACAATCCCACGCATCAGTTTAACTCCGGCTTTAATTCACTCCTTATTATATCACCCATTATATCCACTTGTCTCGCATTTAAATGCATTGTGTTTATAACATGGAGATGTGTCCGAATTTTTTCATCTGGGATAATATCTTCATGACAATAACAATCCGCTATAACATTAAGAAAATTCTTATAGCTTTTTATTAAAGAATTTTTATTTGTTATATATTCTTTAAACTTATTGCTATTCATTAATACTCCAATCATGGTTGGTTTTCTTCGTTAGTTGTATCTCTAATCATATTACCTAACGCACTCTTCATCAAATTAGAAATTTGTCGTGGTTTGGTTAAAATAGATTCAACTACTTTTGCAACCATATCGCCTATATCGCCTTCTATCAATGGCTTAACAAAAGGATCTGTTTTATATGCAGTCTCTTCATAATCTTTAACAGTAGATAATTCCTTTTCCACAACCTTAATAAATTCTTCTGCTTTCTTGTTTTGCTGACTATAGCTTTCTTCTATTAATGTTTGCAAGTATTCTGTAGGTTTATCCATTGTTTGAATAAGTTTACGCTCTTCCTTTTTATCGTTAAAAAACTTTCTTGTTTCTTTATATGCACGATCAATTCTAGTTTTAAATCTATAGCCATTGTTCTGTGCTAAATAGGATAAGTAAGGACTAAAAGATGGGTCATCTTCATATAAATATTTTAAATGTTCCCTATGATAAGACTCTGGCCTTCTTGGATTTACAGATTTTTCTAGATCTTTATCTCCAGATATTTGTGCGTCAAATAAACTCTTTACGGTTTCCCTCACCCTTGCAATATGAAGAAAGGTTTTGTAACTTTTATCGACAGAAGCATTTAAATTAACATCCTCAGACCAAAAGATAGTTTTAAATATAGGATAAGATGTAAAATGTTTATCTGGATATTCCTTATCGTAAAGCATTTTGTCTGCGATTAAAGCTAATAACTGACCAAAAGAACTCAAGAATGTATGGTTTAAGTAAGCAAGTTTAGCTGCTGGCATCCCAACCATTTTAGCTAATGCTCTAATAGATAATGGTGTAGTAGAATAGGCACGATCTTCCATAGGTTTAGCTTGACTTTTTGTTGGGTCTATTGGCCTGTCAAGAAATGTATCTATATTACTATTATAATTATTGTATGCTTGATATAAAGCAGGTGTAAGACCAGAAGCACCAGAATGCGAAAAAGTATCACCAATAGTCCTAACAATAAGATGAGATAAAGCTTTTGCCTCTGCCGGTTTTAAATCTTTTTGAAACCAATCATAGAAACCTTCTATAATACGGGTCATAGCCCCCCACTCAAAAGCTCTTGGTATTTTAAAATACTTAACATCAGCATCTTTTTCGCCATATACCCAAGGAAATAACTTAGACATCATTTCCCTAGCTTCTTCTGGTATAATACTAGCTGGAATAAAATGGTACATATCTAATTCCCACTCTTTACGATCATCTAATTTGCCTTCTTCTTTAGTAAAAGCGTAAGCTGAAAGAGAAGCTAAAGCATACATAGAAAACTGAGTCATAAATAAAGCTGGATTTCTCTTTAATGTCTTCCCAGCTTGAAGCCAACCCTGCATTCTAGCATTCATAAAAGGAATAGTAGCTGCTAGTCCTCTTATAAAGCTACTAGAACCGCCTTTACCAAAGTCAACCGATACTTCTCTGGCAGCTTTAGCAGCCAACAATGTGGCATCTATCTCGTTCATTGAAAAAGCAACACCATCTTCATCTGTTTGTATAAACTGAGCATATTCAGGTGGAACGGGACTCCATATTTTAAATTTAATTTTATCTAATAAAGATGCATTATCCCCAAGCCTAGCTAGATTATCACCTTTCATCAACTCTTCTTTGACAACTTTAAATTCTCTTATCCTAGATAAACTCTCAGTCATCTTACCAAAATCAGCGAGCATCCTAAGAAGAGCAACCGGGGAAAGAACTTTATCTTGCATTATTCTTGGAGATATCAGTTTTTGTAAGTCCTTAACATTTTTAGGTTGTGACCAAACGAAAGGATTCTCCCATTGGCTTGCGAAACTACCACCGAAACTATTCATGATATTCCTTGCTTCTTTATCAAACATGAATATTTTCAATCCACGCATTGCACTAACGATAGGCCAAGGCTTTGATCGAGCGGAACTTTGGAATCCAGAAACTATAGTGTCCCTCATAAAGTTTCTTATAATAAAGTCTGGACTTAAAACAATCATTTCACGCTGGATCTTAGCTGGTAACTTACCAAATAATTGGTAGGCTCTTTTTAAATTATCTACAGCTTGCTTACCCATCCAATTATCAACAAACCTAACAACCTTCGGCTGTAATAAGTCTAATGTATCTTGCAGTATCCTGCCTTCCTCTGTATCTTTTATCTCTAGAAACTTACGTTCTCCATTTTTATAAAACACATATGTTGTGCTTGAGTCAATCGAAGGCCTAAAGAAAGACTGTAGAGCCATCCTGCCATCATGAATTGTCTTCACCTTATTATCTGAATATTCTTCTTTAATATTCTGATAATTTTCATTAGGTTTATAAATAACAAATTTATTTTGTGTATTCTCGCTAGCAATAGAATGTATAAGTATTCCATCCTCATCAACATCAATCATATTGTATTCAAGAACTTCACCAATACCAACATCCCACTCAAGTTCAGATAGCTTTTTTTCTATAGCTTTCATATTTTTATTAGATAAAGTTGCATCTGTAACAGATATATTGTCTTTATCTAATTCACGAATAATTTCATTTCTAGATAAAAATATTGCCTCTTTGTTTTGCGGTTCATCATGAAATGTAATAGGATTATCTGATTCATTAACTGGATCTGTGGCTCCTTTTTCAGGAAAATCTTTTGCTGACATATATTGATACATATCATATAACTTAACCATAACATCGTTGCGATTTGCAGATCGAACTATAGTAGAATAATTTCTCATTAAACTTTCAATCGGATCAATTATTCTATGAGTCCCACCTTTCATAGCTTTTGGTTGCCAGAAATCTAAGCGTCCAGTTTTATAAGAATGAAGAGTCTCCCCAGTATCCATATCTCTTTTCCTAATATATGGGACATAATCAGTTTCAATCCTAAACCTTTCTCTTACCTCTGGAGAAATTAAACCGGCATCAACTGCATAATCAGCTAACATTTCACCAAACCCAACTAGCTCTCTATGTGCTTTAACAAACACATTGTATGCATCAACGTCATTTTTTTTCATGTGCTTTTCTACTTCATCAATAATTGCCTTAATCTGTTCATCTGTAAATAAATTTTCTTTATCACGAGTCTTTAATGTTTTGGCTCTTTTAGCTAATGCATACGCACTAAACATAGTTGAATAGGTGATATCCTTATTGATACTATCTTTGTTGGCATCCGAAACCGTGTATCTACCACCACCTAATTCTTTACCAAGTATAGATTTTCTTCCATTGAGATTTTCTATTGGCAAAAGAATCCACTTTAAACTTCTAAAATCCCCCGCCTTAACAGGTACCCATTCCCATTCAACTTCTTGTATGACATTCCCATCTTCATCCTTAACTACATTACCCTCATCATCTAACTTATCAACCATTTTAGACTTTCTTCTAGTGATATCTTTCCCATCAGAGTCTTTTAAAATGGTGTTATAAAATCTTTCTAATCTTTCCGCTCCCTTTTTACTACTATAATTCGTTGTTGTAATACCCATTTGTGAAGCTAACTTATCTAAAGATAAACGCATTCTCATATCAAACGGTGTTACAAAGTTACCTGATAATCCATAACTAATACTAGAACCCTCACCAGACATTAACTGGTAAGCTAACTGAGGATCTTCATGTGCGTGGAGCTTGAACTTCTTACCATCGTTAGTCATCCAAGTTCTTGCCAAACCTAAAGAATGACCGGCATCAAACGCCTTATTAATAATTGTATCCATTTTTGTTACAGTATTAACCTCTGTTATTTTACGATCCACCTCTTCCTGTTTACCTAAACCACCTACCATGAGAGACAAGCCTTTTGTTAATTCAGAGGCGTGATACCATTTTTGACCGGCAGAATGCATTTGAAATACCCAAGTAGCAACGGTTGGTTTCTTGTTTAAAAATGCAACAAACTCTTTATATAGTGCCGGATAATTCTTTGCTGTCGTCTGGCTGTCATATATATATTGATTTAAAAACTCCCCCCATATAGCATTAATTTTTTCGTTTTCTGTTTTAAACTCACCTATATTTTCACCAAGTATTGCTTGATCTAAATGTAATCCTTTTATTTTTTCAGCCTTAACAGCACGATAATAAGCCGTATGTAAACTCTTATGATAGCCACTTAAAGCTGATCCAAATAAATGGATTAACTCTTGAACATCTGAAAGGTTTTTTATCTTCCACTTTCTTGGGTTAGTTGGATCTAGCTGTGTTTTAAAACCGGGCTTAAATTTAATACCAATCCCTTCAGATAATAATTCACGGATTCTTTCAGCCGTAGTTAATTTTACAGAAGCTCTCTTATCATCTAATCGCTTCCATAATTTTTTAAATCTATTAAAAATAGATTTTTTCTGTGGAGTATCTATAATACGAGGACTATCTGTGGAAATGACAGGCTCCCCACTTGGATCTTCTATCCCCTTCCAAGTAAACTCATACGGCTCTTTTGTGAGATTAGGGTTAACATCATAAAATTTAATCTTTTTATTATTAATAATTGCTTGTTTAGCTTCATTTGCCATAAAAGCAATTTGTTCATCCGTATATCCAACTTCATTTAAAAGACTATGCATCTCATCCGAAACTTTTTTATCCCTTTTCTTCTCTGATTTCTGCCGTTGATGTATATAATAGGACATAAGGTAAACACTTTTAACAATATCCTTATCATCATCTGCTTTTGGAACCCAGTTCTCACCAACTTGTAGATCCTCTTCAAACGCCTCCCGTCTTTGTTTGCTACCAGATCCCTGTCGATACTTATATTTTTTTGCAGTATCCACAATTCGTTGCCTAGTTTCTGGGTTTTGAAAAGAAACCGTAAAAGGAGTTTCCAAATCATCCGGCCTTTGATTTAAATTATTCAATTCGTTTGCGTCTTGTTGGGCTGAGTTTAAATTATTATATTGTTTCTCCATTCTTTCTTTTGTAACTGGATTATTAATATAAAATTTACCATCTTCATCTTCTTCAACCTTAAACTTAGACGGGTCTTCCGCTTCTACAATAATCGGATCAAGAACAACCGGCTGATCTAATAAAGCACTTTGTGTTGATTCCTCTTCAGTTTCATTAACTCTTTCATCAGTTCTTCTTGCAAGTTCTGCTAGAGCATCATCTCTTTTTTGTCTAACAACATTATATTGATTGGCTATTGCTATCATGCTTGGGTCATCAGACCCATCAGCATCTTGTTCTGCTATAGGCTCTCTAGCTAAAACTTCATCAGCATTATCTACCAAGTCTTGCAATGTTTTATTATCGGACTCACTTATATTAATGTCTTGATTTATAACATAAGATAGTCCAGTTTCATCTAATGTAGATCCAACATCAAACAACCCTTCACCCTCTAATCCTTTAGTAATTTCTTTATTAATCTTATCTATTTGTATTGGTGCTGTAATTGCTACAGCAGTAGTCATAGTAAGGGCGGTTGGGCCAGATACAAGTGAGCCAGTTATAGTATCATTAATTACATTATGCCAAATATTAACAGGCTGACCACCCTCACGGAGATAATAATTCCTTGTCATAGTTTCAGCAAAACCTTCTTGCATCCCCTCCGCAACCATTTCTAAACCAGTACCCTTTAACCCTTCTTTAACAGCACCTATTTTATTAAAGAATGCTTTATTATATTGTACTTTTTTGCCACTCATAATTTTACCAAGCCATCCGGCAAACGGAGTCATGGCTAAAGCAGAAATATCACCACTAACAATCCCAGCTTCATAGGCTAATTGTCTTGATACTGATTCAACCGCATAATCATGTAGCTTGTCATAGTCTTCTGTGGGAACTCCATGCTCTGGATTATTTAATAACTTATCCATAACACGATTATAGAGTGGACTTTCTTGCCATAAATGTGCGGGTTGTTCAGATAAAGATTCATATACTTGACTGGATGTAGAAAGAGCCGTTGCGGTATATTGAGTCCCAATAGCTGATGTAAAGTAACCAGTTTTTCTAACAGATGCTAATGCTTTGGGAGTTAAAGCTGCCGGTATCCCAGCTAGTCTTGTTAATAAAGCACCTCCAATATAAGCCGATCCTAATGTTGCTATAATATTTGGGGATTGCACCGCAACCATAGCAAGTAATGTATTGATATCGGCATTACCAACATGATAATTCCCTTCGGCATCTTGAGTAACAAAGTTTCTTTCTAAAGCATCTTGTGTTTCCTTTGATAAGTTAGCTTTGAATTCGTTAACATTTTCTTGCAATCTATCTGTATCACCTGCTGGCCCTAACATTGATAGTATGCCTCTTACACCTTTTTTGGTAAGACTTCCTAACTCCCAAAAATTACTGGGCATATCAGATGTATCCATATTTCTACTTGCATCTTCAGCGATATTTTTTAATCTTTCCTGTAGCTCTTCCTTAGAATACACATCCATACCACCTACTATATCTTTCCAAAAACCTACAGCACCCATAGCAATCAGATCATCAACATCTTCCAATGGAATCTTCCAATCAAATCTTTCTGATAATGGTGTTGTATCTTTATCCCATTGTATAAGTGGTTTCGTTTCTGTTTCAGGAGGAATATTTGCATTAGGAGAATCTATGTCTCCTTGAAAGTCATAAGAGAAATCTTCATCTACCGGGGGTTGATACAATGTAAGCTCCGGCATTACATTAGGTGTGTTTACTTTAGGTTTAGTATCTTTTAACTTAGGGATTTCTTTCTCTGTAATGAGAGATTCTTTAGTTGTCATCACAGGGTCACCACCAACCACAGTATCAGGGGATTGACCACGAGCCTTCTCTATATTCCTAGCTCTTTGATTGAAAGTTTTTAAAAAATCAGCAAATGGTTGCATTAATTATCGTCCTCTTCATTTGGGCGTACACTTGATTCTACTATCTCTTCTGGATAAATCCCTTGCACATGAAACTTATTTAATTTATAATCTTCTGTGAGCATATTATCAAAATGAACATGATCCCCCTCAGTTATCACATGATATAAGATGTTATTTTTTTTGAAATAAAAATCATATTTATAACCGTATTTTGATTTTTTTTCTTCTTTACCTTCATAGCCTTTAAATATCGTTGTTGGACTAATTTCTCCCTCTTTGATATCATCCCTTCTTAATACAGGCTTGAACAAGTCTAACCCACTATATAAATCCATATCTTTCAGTCCAAAGTCTTTTTTTGCTAGATCATGTAACATCTTTACTGTATTTTTATCTTTATCTCCACCTAGCTTCCCCTGCATCCTAAAATCTAATGCAAGGCCTTTATTCGATACTGGATGTGGCCCTGACATAGCATGGAAATCATCTTCCTTCCCACCTGTTATAACAGGATACACATTTTTATCGTTTAAAATGTTTTGATCATGAGATCGCATAAGACTAACGGCAGTATCAAAAAAATCTCTATTATTTTTTGCAACAATAGAAACAGCTTTAATTCTCTCCCAAGTTTTTTGTTTCGTAGATTTAGATTTTATTGAAAAACCAAAAGTTTTACCAAAGTCAGAGTACCGTTCTTTGCTTGGTTTCCCAAGAAACCCCTGAATTGCACTAAGATCATCCTTATCTTTCATATTAGAAAGTCTATCTAATTCTACCGTAAGATGTTCTGGACTAACATACGTTTTTCTTTCTTTTAGAAAAGTCTTAGCCCACGCTTCTTTTGCAGTTTCTGGAGGACGAACCCCCACTAAGCCCAATTGAGCCTCAGTATATTCTTCTGATGGCATTGGTTCTGGGATACGAACCCAGCCACCGGGCATAATGAGATTTATATTTTTAAGCCAAGGGGATTTTTCTTTTGGGTTTGCCTCTACTAATGATTCTAATGATACATTATATTTACGAGCTATCTTTGTTAAAGTATCACCTCTAGCAATCTGGTGGTGAGTCCCTTTTCGTACAACCTCTAATTCAGAAGCTTTTTGTAAAGGTTTATACTGATAGTCACTTTTTGTTGAGAGGACTGTATTATCATATTGATTAGAATCAAGATGCTGGTGCTTAAAGGCAAGTGATACTTCTATAAACCTATCCCATAATTTTTTTAACGGAGTACCACGCATAGCTGTATCATAATCAGCCCATGCAAAACGAGAAGCTTTTACAGCAATCTCTGGGATAAGATGCCCAGACTCGTCATTTAGCAATCCTGTCTCTTCCGCCTTATCTATGAAATAATCTTCTAGTTGTTCACGAGCATAGCGACCATCTTCATTGCCCGGATTATGCTGTATTAAAATACGATGCCAAGGCGTTTCTGAATGCTCAAGACCATATTGTATATTTATATCCGCATCAGAACCTAACTTCTGCATTTAGCCCCCGTTTAAATCTGGGTTGAGAAGACTTGTCATAAATTTATCAGCAAGAAATTGAATTAAAAATTCTTTTAAATTTTTTTCTTTTGACTCTTTAATATTGTCAGTACCCATCTGGCCTAGTTTTGCAGCAGATGTTTGATCAACTTGACCATCTTCAGTATAATAATGTTCTGACTTCTTAAACTCCTCCACCGCTTTTTTAAGAAGTTTAGCCTGACTTGGTCTCTTTGTTTTTTCAAAATAAGCACTTGGCTTATTAAGATCTAAATCTTTAAATTCTGCGTCTCTTTCATGAAGCATAGCCCCGCCAACGTCACTATTTAAATAATCAACAACACTATCCCTTAACCATTTCCTTGTATTTGGTAAAAGTGGAAACTTGCCCTTTATAGCAAACTTCCTCCTGACTGCTTGTGGTATTGATAGAAAGGCTTCGAGCATATTTGCAGAGTCTTCTAATTTTTTAGTTTCGCCAGTTTCCAACAGCTTCTCACCATCCTTCCAATTCGATAAATGTTTATTAACTTCTGAAACTTGTACTGGTAATACTAGAACGTCATCAAAAAAACCTTTTATTTTTTTTAAATTAACATTCGGATCTGGATCTATAGCATAAGCAAATTTAAGATCTCTTAACTTATCTGTGGTAAGCCTATCTTTATATAACTTACTCTCTTTACTATAACTTTTATCAACATAGTCAGATACCTGTTTAAATCTTTCACCAATAGCCTGTAACCCCTCTTCACTAGCTATATCCCTACCGTAAAAAACTTTATTAAAATCGCCCATGTATTTAAAAAAATTTCTAGCGTATCCTTCTGGTTCGAAATTCTTGTCGAACCCTTCTCTAAATACAGCACCATTCAAATATTTAAAAGCTTCTTCGGCTTGATTAAATTCTTTTTCAGTTGGTTTATATTGTACGAATGCTTTTGGGTCTGGCGATTTATCTTTGAGTTCTTTTTGAATATCCTTAAACCATTCTTGAAATTCAACACCTCTGTATTTAGGGTTTTTTACCAAATCTAGTAATTTAGTCTGCATCCTATATACCCTTACGTCATCAGCCAACCATTGTTCACCGGCATCTTTAGCAGCAGATATACGTCCCTTTCTTATATCATTTAACTCCTTAGTTGTTTTAATAAGAGTATTGCGGGATGTTATATTAATTACGTCAAGGTTAGACATCCCATGACGAAATTTAGATAACAATTTTGGAATATCCTCTTTACTTTGAGGTTGATTTCTGATTGGGAAATTATATATATAGTTTTGTATTCTCTCAGTTTGGATATCATTACTATCGTAACCCTTGAGGACATTTTTAAATTCTGATTCATAAGAACTCTTTAAATCCTTTGCTTGTTTGGCTTTTCTCTTAGCATCAAACCTTCCATACCTAGACTGGATATCAACCTCTAAGTCTTTTAAAGCATTATCATATTTTGATTGAGCAAGCATCAGCTTAGTCTTGCCACGAGCCGTCAGCTTTCCCTGTGCTTCAAGTGCAGTTAAATCTTGCACAGTTTTAGCTATGTTTTTTGCTTTTGTCTCATACGGGCTTTTAAAAGAGCTAGACGTATAACCACCATAGATCAATTCATCTAGACTAACTTGAGGAATATCCCTACCGACTAAACTATTTATTGTGCTGTTATCGTTCATTGCTATACCTTATTGTGTTGTGGGGGTGGGGGTGGGTTGTCCAAACATACCTCCCTTCACCGGATAACCAGAAATAGCTTTTAAAGCCTTATCTTCATCTTCTGTCTTTGCTAAAACAAAATCATATTTCTTTTCAAAGTCAGGCTTTTCAAACACAGTCCCTGTTACATCACTAGCCATACCAGCAAAAGTAGAAGGTATTTTTAATCCGCTAACACCTGCTTGTTGTATGCCAGCAAATTGTCCGGCACGACCATAAGCTCTGTCAATATTCTGTAAACTCTGATTCATTTGCTGGATATTACCCTGACGGATCTGGTTTGCTATTTGATCTACACCAATGCCTGTATTAAATAATTGTGTTGCACGGGCATAGTTTTGCTGTAAAGTATTCTGTGCAATACCTTCTATGTCTGCGGTAACCTTAGAAAGACTATCCGTTCTTTTTCTATCTATAATAGCCCTCTCCCTATTTAATTGCTCATTCACCTGTCTACGTCTTGTGTCAAATACTGTACCTCTATACCTAGAAGAACTTAACTGACTCTCAGCTTGTTGTTTACGAGATTCAAAATCAATCATATCTTGTTTGTAATTCTGTTCAATTTGGTTTATTACCGGCTGTGCTTGTGTCTTAGCTAACTGTCGCATTTCTTCAAGATATTCTGGAGATGTAAATTGTGACGTTAAGCTACTAAGCTGTCCTTCTCGCTCCCTGACTTTAGCTTGAGCTTCTTGACGATCACGCTCTCTCTGAGCATCAATAGTTTCCTGACGTTGTCTAGCATAATCAAGTGATTCTCTTTGCAAATCCCCTTGTTGCTTTAAAAGATCACGGCCTAATTGATTATTAGCTTGTTCAGCTTCTCTTGTTTGCCATGCATCAATACCACCTAATACAACTTGTAACCCTTTGAGACTCCATGCTGACTTTGCAAGATTTTTTGCACTTTGCACAACATCATCCCAAGATGGCCAAGACCAATCACTTTTCACTTCGCCAGCCTTATTAAAGAACCCCGTATTTAAAGACTGAGCCATAGCATCTGTTGGAGATATTGTATAATCGGATTGGTGCTGAAGTGCGTGGGCCAATGCTTTACTATCAGTCCAATCTTGGGGGCTATGTATTCTGTCAGCTATACTTGGATACGGAGACACATTGCTGATAGTTGGTGTTGGCACATTGCCGATATCTGGATGTGCATAAGATCCTTCCTTGAACTCTCCCATTACATTACTCCTTTACTATAAATTGATATGGTTTTTGCCATATAGTTTTTGCTAGATTGCCAATACGTTCCCATTTGACAGAATTTTTTAGCCGGTACATTGTAGCATCGCCTGTAACAATATATATCCAAGGATTTGTTCCTCCTAGAATAACGTGAATCTCATTATATTTAGGTTTAAACTGTAATTCCTTGCATTGTCTGTACTCTCCCTGACTCTTAACTGGATGAGCAAATATAATGTCTCTACCTTCTATTTGATACATCAATAAAAGACCTAGAGATCTGTCGGGTTTCCACTTAACAACCTCTTCCAATGGTGGCTCCTTAATACTCTCTCCATTTGATTTCTGAACTAAAATACCAATCGAAAGTAAAAACCCTATAACACCCCATAGTAAATATAATCCCCATCTATTCATTAAACGCCCTAGATTGATCATTGCATTTGCCCAGTTGCCCTTCTAATCTGATCACATATTGAGTTAGATCAGAGAAATCTTTTTCCGGCATACTAACCATATCAGCACTCGAAGTAATATTTAAACTAGGCATCTCTGGTATTGGATACATCTTCAGACTTCTTTGAACCGTTCCTCCGCATCCAGAAATTAACAGCATTACTACCAGAAAATAACTTAACCTTTTTATTTGTTTCATCATCTGTTTTTATATCCTGATCATTTACTTTGTTGGCTATTTCGTTGCCACGCTCCAAACTATCTAGAGCGTGACTACGGAATCCTTCCCTCTTAGCATATAGGTAGATACCAATTAACATTACCAACCCACCCATGAGCAAATAAACTGTCATTTTCCGCCCTCAGTTTTCATACCATGACGAAGAGTAATAAGACCCATTGAGCCTAGCATGGCATAAACAAACTCAGGCACAGTAATTCCATACCACTCAAGTCCAGCCATCACACCACCAATAATAGCAACTAAGTAAGTCTTCTTACCTTTCAACATTGCGTCCATTTTAAGCTCCTTTAAAAATATCAGTAATAATTTTGCCGAAGGCTCCTAAAAAACCAAGTCCAGCAATCTTGCTAAATAAACGACCAGAAGTCTCTATTCTATCTATTCTAATCTTTAACCCATCGTGACCGTTTCCATATAGTTCAGAATCATGCTTAGTTACCATATTTAATATATTACCCTGATTAGTTTCCATTCTGATTAGAGTTTTATGGATATTATTAATGTCATCTTTTAATTGATCAAATTCCATTTATATCCGAAGCCTTCAAAATAATTAATATTAAATTAATAATAAAGCTATGCCCATGTCTTCTTAGATGTTTCCTTAAGAGATTTAATTAGATCTATAATCTTATCTACTACAGCTTTAGTCTTAGCGTCTGTAATATCGTTAGTATCAATAGATGCCATTGTATTTGTATAAATACTTTCCTCTTCATTTTTCTTAACATTCTCTGGCGTATGTATCCTAGTAATAGACATCAAGCTACTCCTATTTATATTTCAATCCAAGTGAATATAACCTGTAATCCTGACCCGTGCCACTCTGTTCAATACTTACAAGAGGGCTAGTACCTGAAGTAGCAGTCATGGTTACGTCTGCTAATCTAACCGTAGTACCATCAGCTAAAGTGTCTTCTATGTCCCATGAAGATATAGTGTCATAGTTACTACCTCCGTCACGGGAAACCTTATAGGTTGGCGTACCACTAACACGATTATCAATTACCTCTAGTATAATGTTACTTGGTGCTGATCCTGCGAGTGGTGGCATATTAGTACCGCCAAATACTCTTGTCTTCCAAGTACCCTGTAAGTTAGCCCCGTCATAATTAAACTGTACTAAGTCAGTAGTTGAATTACCCGTAGTAGATTCCGACTTCATGGTCACAGCCATACCCACCTTAACCGTTGTACCAATAGTCAGACCGCCAGCAGCTTTCCAATTAGCATCAGAGATACCCTCAACGTCAGCTTCTTTCATACGAAGTCTAGTGTTATTTTCAATAGCTTCACTAATAGCATGAACCATGTCATTGACAGTAGCGTTAGTCCAAGTCGTAGCAGTAGAATCAGCTGTATTAGTATTACGTTGCCAAGCAGAGCTATAGTATCTGACCACTTCCTTCCATACTGTACCTGTCCATACAACTACTTTAACGTCAGCGTGGTTGTAATTACTTGGGCCTGTCGGCATATGTATGACTGAGTAGTAATGGTAGGTGTCATAGCTTGAATCAGTAAAAGTAGTTGAATTATTAGAACCATCAAAATGCAACAAGCATCGTGTATCCGAATCTAAGGAATGTGCAGAGGTTGGAACAGTAATTGTTGCACCAGTCCAGCCTCTATCTACATTACTAAATCTAAACTCATCAATCCAACCATCCATTTCAGCAGC